CCCACGTCACCAGCATACTCGCCCACATCGCCTGCGTATTCACCCACGTCACCAGCATACTCGCCCACATCGCCTGCGTATTCACCCACGTCACCAGCATACTCGCCGACGTCGCCAAACTCGCCAACTCGGGCAGGTCCAAAGGCAAGGCAGAAACCTGACATAAAAGAGCTGAGTCCAACAAAAAAATACAAAACCAATTAAAGTATAAATATACCATGTGATTTTCTAACAAATGGACGGTACCCGAATGTGCGATAGGTCTACACGAATATGGTGTTGTAGGATAATGCTTGTGTTTTCTGTGTTGGGTGTTTTGTCAACAATGATTTTCCAAATTTGGTCTTACTACTTTTCACTTGTTCGTCAGATGGACGAGCAGACAATCTCGTCGCCACAAGTACTTGCCCTTGTAGAGCTGTGTGACCAGGTAAAGTTTACTTGGAATACTGTTTGCTCTAAGAAAGCGGATACGTTTGAATGTAAAGTGCAGAATGAACTTGGACTTTTGAGTTATATTTCCTCAAGTGGGAGGGCAAACGTGTCGAATATCGAAAACACATTGACAATATCTAATATTTTGGATTGTGTCCAAGTAACAGTTTGGGCAATTCCATGGTAAATCCGAATCTATTGGATACATGCTTATATTTAACCTCGGACCAGTTGTTGGTTATGGATGACGCACGAAGGTGACGGTAGAATATTTGTATTTGTGCTTGTGTTGGTATCGTTAATTATATTGTGGGAAAAGCACGTAAAGACTGTGTCTTCGTCAGTGTTTGCTTTGACGTTGGGTATGTTGGTGTCTGTTGCATGGACTTCGCCGTTGGCCGGCCCCGCTGACTTTGCGCCTGAGCTTTTCCTGTATTTGTTACTTCCGCCAATGCTGTTGCGATCTTCGTTTAATTTTGAGATTAAATCGTTGCGTTCAAATTGGTTGGCGTCGTTGACATTTGCGTTTGCCGGCACATTATTTAGTGTGGCTTGGATTGCTTATGGCATCTGTGTGTGGTGTGCTTGGGCTGGCATCAATATCTCAGTTTCGAGGGCGCTCCTTTGTGCCTCTGTGTTGGCCCCGACAGATACAGTAGCGACAATGTCTATGACTCGTTCTTTACATATTTCGGACAGTTATATATTCGATGTATTAGAGAACGAATCTGTTATGAATGATGCGATATCAGTCGTACTAGTCCGCTTGTTCAGCCAGATTGACAGTTCTCAGAGCGAGCTGGACAAGTGGACTCCAGTATCTGTGGTGTTTTGGTCGTTGTTGACCACGTTCCTGTCAATTGTATTTGGGGCGTGTTGTGCAATTGTAAAAAACTACACATCTGCCGATTCGTTGACAACGCATTATTTGTCGGCGTTGTTGGTGTATGCGTTTGCAGAGACTTGTGGATTGTCTGGTATTTTAGGACTGTTTACGTACGGAGCTATCTTATCAGTCCCTTCGTCTTTCGAGGAGTCTTTGACGTCGATTTCCACCATAGTGGAAGCCTACGTATATTTAACGCTTGGCTTGGCGTTACATACGTACGAATGGAAGAATGTCATGGTCTCTTTTTTGGTATTTGTGTCTTGTGTGGTAGGGCGTGTATGGATGTCATTTATGTTTGGCTGTTGTCTGCGTTACAAGTCGCGAGAGAATTGGTCTGTGAAGAGCATGTTGTTCTTTTCAATGTGTGGTGTCCGTGGTGCCATATCTTATGCTCTGTCAATGTCGCTGCAGAATGAGTTCATAAGATCTACAACGTTTGTGGTGATCGTGTGTACTATATTCGTGTTTGGTACACTGCAAAAGTGTTTGCTTAGAATGTTACTAATGTAGTATATAAAGAATAAACTGGTGATTGTGTTATGAATAATGATACTTCTACGAATGATCTACTTCCCGGTATTGGAAGCGTGTCTCTGTTAGAGTTGTTCCGTCAGGTTTGGGACTCGTTGGACGATATTATTGTGTGTGTTGGTATTCTGACGCTGTCGTTAAAGTGTACACGCTCTCTGCACTTTTGTATGCGATCTTATTTCGGTTGTATGGCATACATATCCCAGGCAGTGCATTTCATGGTGCTGTTTACTATCGCAGTGTTTTTGTTGAGTCATCTCGTGGGTATGGAGACGGCAAGATCCTTGTTCAGTGGGTTCTCGATTGGAATCGGCTATGCAATGCAGCCCTATATTGTGTCTTTGGTGGCGGGCGGTACGTTTTTGTTTACTCGGATTCTGCGTGCTGGCGATCGATTGGAAATCGGCGAACAGACAGTGACAGTGGATCATGTTGGATTGTTGTACGTGGCCGCAAAGACGGATAAGACGACGACATACTTTCCAAATTCGATGTTGGCGTCGCGTCCATTTTCTGTGATGCGTTCATAGCTCGGAGACTCCTTTTGTCAAGTTGACGAGGCGCCAAATGGAGTCGCTAAAATCAGTCTTCCACTGAGGGAGTTGGTGAAGTTGCGTTGCAACCCACACGAAAGTCCACAGAGTGCCAGTGACAAGTAGTTTAGCCGACCATAAGCATATTTGGCGAATGTTTTTGAATACAATGTGCACTGCACAGAAAATGGCAATAAATGCAAGTAGCATGGTAACGCTATATAAGTTCGTCTGTGTCATCTAAATCTACCATCGAATATTCGCCGTTTATACGATTGTGCACAAATCCAAGAATTGAATCGACGACGAGCATCACGAGCAAGACAATTTCTGTGACAATGACCCACTCCTGCCAATCTTTTTCGTCAATTCCTTCGGTTTTGTAGCTAATGCTTCCTACTAACAAGGAAATAATGACAACGAGACAAGATATAGTCCTGAAAAGGTGTCTACATCTCCTCGCACCACTTTGTTGTGTGGCCACAATGTGCCATATATACAGTGCGTGTGTCAGAGATAGTATACCAGTGTTTACAGAGTATATGACGATGGCAGTCTGTGAGTCGTTGTTGAACGCGCATAGTACCGAGAAAATAGAAAGTATCGACCACACGTGCCAGTATAGGCCAGATTCTGTGATGTTTTCAACATGGCCTGCGATGCACCATATGATGGCTGCTATGGCCGTAAAAATTGCAACAATTAGATTCAGGTGCCAATCGTTAATGACACCCCACGTTCTTAATAGTATGGATACAAGTGCAAAGAAACACCACGTAGAGAATATCAATATCGATTTTGTTTGACGCGTAGCGTGGATTAAAAGACTGTTCAGCACTACTATTGTGACAAACAGTGCAACAATTGGTATTGACTGATACATATGTGACACGTCGGCATAGGTCAACACGGTGTAGCCAAAGATCATAGTCCATGTGAGAATGCCCCAAAGGACTGTTTGACACCTAAACATAATGATTGAAGATATGTGCATTAAATAGATGATATTTACAAGTACATGCTGTCAGGGGGCGGTGCTGGGACAAAGACCCGTGCATGATGGCGAAATGTTTTCATGCCTTCTTCTACGTCTACAATGGACATTTCGGAGGTTGAACGTTTTGGGAATTCGCGAATGACTGCTGCTTGTTTGCTGTGAAAAATAAGTTGCTGTGTGGACCCGCCACCGTTCTTCAATACCTTGACATTTTTTCCGAAGAACTCGCGCAACTTTTTCTTTTCGATGTTGTTAAACGTCCACTTGGCAGACTTTAATTGTTTCAAAAATATGGACTCTAAGAGTGCGGACGGCGGTGTCTTAAATCTGTACACGTAACCGAACCTGCGTTCGAGTCCTGCGTTATATGTGAAAAGTTGTTTCATGTCACCTTCGTAACCAGCCATGATAAAGATGACTTGCTTATCTTGGTTAGACATGGATTCAACGATTTCCGTTAATACTTCTCGACCGTACATGTCGTCACCGTCCTTGGCCGACACTAACGAGTATGCTTCGTCAATAAAAATGACCCCGCCTTTGCAAGACTGAATAAGTTTCTTAGCTTTCGCAACAGAGTGTCCTTGGTATTTGCCGACCCAATCCGATCGTTTTGTAATCTTAAACCTACGCTTGTCAATAATACCAAGGGCATCCCACACGTCGACCAAAAGTGTTGCAAACGTTGTCTTGCCAGTTCCAGGCGAGCCAAGCAGTAGCGTATGTATGAAATGTCCTTGTAAAAGTTTCAGTTTCTCGCGGCATCTCACAACGAATGGCGGATCTTCTTCATCAGCGTCAGAGTCAGACGAGTCGCCGTGGGATTGCTGCATCTGGCTTGTCAATAGAGCAAAGAGTGCAAACTTTGCATCGTCACTCGGGTCGTAATCAGGATCTGGGTCCTCTGACACAGATCGTGACCGTTTACGAGGTACTTTTTTTTTTTTTGAGCGTCGTTTTCTCTTCGAACGGCGAAGCGGTTGCTCTTGGGCGCACTGAGATATGAAAAACAATACCATTTTGGCCACTGTTTCTTTGATATCTTCGTGCCCAACGAATTCGGACAGCGACCTCAGAGCTGGGATCAACTTGGGGAATAATCTTTTATTCGTCGTCATATAACATTTTAGCTTCTTAAACTGAGCCATATTCATCTTCCTTGTACCATATAAATATTTCACATTAATTAAATCACATAATCTATACTTTGTGTGTGTATTTTTTTACAGTCAAACGTTCGACTTAGTCATGCAAGCTTCAGTTCTTCAAATAGAAACCAATTTTATTATTGATGCGTATCTAGAAATCCTCTTCTAATGAAAAGGTATTGTCGTCTGCAGAATTCCCGACTCCTGCCATAGTATACTCTGCTACGCGCTTCTCGAAAAAGTTAGTTTTGGAGTCGATTGAGATCATTTCCATGAACGCGAACGGTTGGACTGCATTCCAAATTGTTTTATGGTCTCCTTTTAGCATTGTCAGAAGGCGATCTGCGCAATATTTGACATAGTGAACCATGTCTTCTGTGCCCAAACCTACTAGATTCTGTGGTAGGGCTGCGCGCACGAACCCTTCTTCAATAGAAACGGCCTCCTTGAGAATGGTTGCTGCTCTATCGCGGCTCAACCCTTGTCCATTTTCGTTTGCAATGTTGAGCATTTCAATGCCAAATTTCGCATGCAAAGATTCATCTCTTTGAATCAACTCGTTCGAAAAGGTGAGCCCTTTGCATTTGTCTTTGGTTCTCAGCCAATACAGACTTGCAAAGGAGGCAGCAAAAAGCACACCTTCAAATATGCAAAATGCCCACAATCTTTCTACGAATGGACGCTGTTTGTTCATGTATTTGAGTGCAAAGTCACCCTTGGCTTTGATGGTGGGTTCTTCGGCGACGGCATTGCAAAGGGCTTCTTTTCGATCAGGCGGGGCAAATTTTTCCAGTGCAGTGCCATACGTCTCTGAATGAATGGTTTCTATGTACGATTGCAGAGTGTAAAAAGCCCTGCATTCGGCAATTGTGACTTCTCCTATGAATTGCTCCATAAGATTGTCAACCACGAGCATGTCCGAAGACGCAAAGAATGCTATAATACGCAATAAAAAGTCTTGAGCTTTTAGGTCGAGGGAATTCCAATCTTTGACGTCCCCAGCCCAGTCAATCTCTTCTGTGGTCCAAAGGACGGACTGCTGTTCCTTGAATATGTTCCACAAGGTTGGATAGCGAATAGGTAACAACACTAATCGTTTTTGCGCGGGATCGGTTAGCACAGTCGCCATGACTTTTTTTAGAGCCCGCTGCAATATATACTCTGATTTTGTCTGCAGCAATTTTAAATACGATCATACATTTTCATGTATAAACTCGCGAGTATTTAGTCAGATATGGCTGACTGTTCCAAAGACGAATGGTTGACAGGGCTTTGGTTTATGGTATCGGGTATAATGTTGTCTGGTTCAGCGCTGTTTTCGTTGCTCGTTGTCGAGCCTTTGTCATCCTGGTCTTCACGCGAAAGCAAGCGCTGAGATCTATATCTTTTCATGTAGTGTCGCTGGCAAAGCTGTTTCGAAAAGACTTTGCGATCGCATTGTGTACATGTTCGAAAAGTGTAGTGATAGAAACATTTGCCGTCCATGTACGCCGGCTGTGAACATTCCAAACATATGATTGTATCTGGAAATTCGCCTTTCCTGTAGTGGTGTGCGCAGACTTGTCGACAATAGCTCGGGCGTGAACATTGAGACCATGCACAGTTGACGTTAATGCGTCTGTAGTGAGTGCGACATAAGGTGAGTGCAAGGACTGGCCGCAAGCAGTTTGGCCAAGTGCAATGATATTGACTCTTGCGGTGTTCAAGCCAACATGGCCGACAGAGACGAGATTTGTATGGATCTAAAGTACAACATGTTTTCATGATTTATAAAAATATAGAATTGATTTATATACTTTTTACTCGGAAACCTCCTGAGCGTCGATGCTCGAGGGAAACTGGTAATTCATCTGCAGTTCAACGCAAACCTTGTACATACCTGCGGGACCGTCGGGGTGGTTATCCACGTAGTGAGAAGTCGGCTTGGACGTAAACTTCGCACGGACATCGTTGAGGTTCGTGAAAGGCATAGCGGCCAGAACGTGCGATTTAAGGTCGCCAATCACGCGATCAAAGATATGGGCAGGCACTTGCACATATTTGCCGTTAAAACGGGCCTCGCTATCGACATTGATTCCCAGTTGTTCCCAATTCTGACGAATAACATTCAGGACAACGTGGTCCTGAGAGACAAGGTAGTATTGCTCCCCCGGGAAAGCAACGACACCGTCGTACAGGTTCTCGGAAGAGCAGTTGCCGTACTGCTCAATGTAACGATCCGACGCAATCTCATTTGGCTCGTACACGTTGAGTTCAGAGCGAGATTTTTCGTAGGGCATGACAGCCAAAAGGTTGCGGTAACCATCAGCATCCTTGGCGGTGGCCTCAGTGCCAAAGTCGGTCTTTGCAGGTGTGTGGAGCCAGCCCTCGTTGTTCTTAATGCTCGGCTCCTTCTCAGAAGCATTGAACAAATTCAGGGCAAACGTGACCGGCTCAGAGCAGTCAGAGTAAATCGACTTGACAGTGATCGACGTGAGGATACCTTTTGCGGCATCGGACGCATCAGAAGCCTGGAACACCTTGGACGCATTGGCAAGCTGCACGATCACACCGTTGGAAAGTTGCTGCGCAGTAGCATTCGACTCAAAAACAACACGAGTAGTATACGTATCAGTAGGGGAATCTTGCTGAACAGAAGTCATGGCAGTCGTAAGCGGGAGAAGCTCTTTGGACTCGCCGGCAGGAGTAGACATGGAAGTGGAAACGGGGCGCTGAATTTTAGACATGTTTTTTGCTGACTACAATTCGGGCCCTTATATAAGTGACAAAAGTTAATTCGTGCAGTAGTACATAAGCAAAGCATATGTGGAGATTTGTTTACCATGGTTCGTTTCAACCAAAATAATGTCATTCAAAACACTGCATTCTGCATTGGCGAATGTGAAATCTGAACAAATAGTGGTTGCCGAGGACGTGTCAGCGTCTGGCCAAAAGGTTTTCTTACGAGGAACATTACACGAACTCGATTTGCAGTACGCAGATACCACGAGCAAACATTGGTACGAATGTCTGATAGACGGTAGGCCTTCGCGAATATTTTTAGACGTAGAGTCCCTCGAACATGTAGATATCGGCGCCATAGTGGACGTATGTAAAGTAGCGATTGCCCACAAGTTTGGCGTGAAAGCCGATATGAAAATTCTAGACTCCTGTTCTGACAAGAAATATTCGTGGCACGTGCTTTGTTGCAATCTGTACTTGAAAAATGTATACCATGTCGGAGCTTTTGTAAGACGTCTCATATTATCAATGGCTGGACATCCCTATAGACACGCCATTGACGCTGCTGTTTACACCAAAAATAGAATGTTCAGAGTCGCCGGATCGTCGAAATTTGGTTCAAGTCGCATTCTCAAACATTCCGACAAATGGCTTGACTTGCTGGTGCAATCTAGTTCGCTTACTAGCTCTGCACACAATATCATGGAATGTCTAGAGATTGACGAGTCTACCCCGCATTCGACGTCAATGCACCCCGACCAAATGTTCGTATTCGAAAACGAAGTCTGGAGACGTCTCAGATACGCCAACAGAAGACAGTCTAACGCACCAGGGACATGCAACATGTTGCACCCGATTTTAGATTGGTTGGATAGAAACAGTGACGCACAGACGTGTAGACATAACACAAGCTTTACTTCGTCCGGTCACTTTTTTGTCTCAACACGCTCGAAAAATTGCAGCATCGCCAAACGCACACATAAAGGAAATAACATTTGGTTTGATATTGACACAAACCGCCAGATTGTATTCCAAAGATGCTACGATCAAGACTGTTCCGGGCACGCATTGCCTGTACAAGTTCCCCGGGAACAATGGTCATTGTGGAACACAACATGGCACCAACTTATCCACGCACCGAGGAACGAAAACACCCTATTTAACATGTCCCAATAAACCCAAATGCCCATCACCGTCGAAAGATCGCCAAATGTGCAACTAGACGAGTCGGCCGAAATGCTGCTCCAAACCATCGTAGAGCGTCTTGAACTTCAGTCGGAGAAAGTCAAAAGCGTTCAGATACTTCCGAACTTTTCTGTCGACACAGATATGTCCCTCAAATTTGACGCTAATCCAATTGCACAAGGACTTGTCGTGTGCGTTGCAAAGTCATACAAGCTCGGCCCGGAAGATGTCAGTTGGTTCCATCCCAGCATTGCGCGAGGCAGAACTGTATTCTCACTGACACAACAGCTCACCAAGGATGCCCTACAGAAAGTCGAGTTGACGTCCACAAACTCTTCCGTAGGCGTGTACGCCATTTCGAGTCCAGACGAATTTGGATGCGAGCAAACAGAACACAGACTTGTCGTAGACGTGGCTCACGAAGACATGCTTCTCCCTCTTCATAAAAAGTGGCTGCAGCAGGGACTCACGGCCGAAGCCGTAGAAAAGCAATGGAAAAGGATGAAGTTCGGCGATACATACTCCATCGTCGCACAAACGTCTGCCTTGCGTGCTGAAATTGCCAATAAAATCGCCCCCTCGGCAGTCAGTGTCTCCTCGGATACGGTCAACGACGTCCTCTCAGACATTGAGAACGTATACTTTACAAACAACGTTGTTAGACCAGATAGTTCGGGACAAATTCTGGTCAAATTCTCGGCACTTGGCGGATACCGCGTTTACAACGCTGGATCTACACAACAACGTTTTTACCCGGCCACTCTCGGCGCGTCAGCATCATACTACTCATGGGACAACATGACTTCACAAAACTGTGCACGCATCGAACAGTCCTGCGCGTGGGGCGGCAAACTCAAATTCAACACACAAGTCATGACCCCGCCAGCCATTCCGGTCAAAAAACTCAGAGCAGTCGAAGACGAATTTGAACTCACTCACGCAGACACATTGGCAATGCGTATATCGGCCTTCTCGCCGTGCGATAGCTTCGTCGACAACATCAGCCCCAAACATCTCTACAAACTTGAGCCGTCAACACATCAAATTCAAAACGCTAACGACTACATCACAGCACCAATATCCATGAACCACGCTGTCATGCAGAAACTCATGACTAACATAGAGATGATCCAATCTACACACCCGGGCTTCCAACTGTTCAACCCGAAATTCATGTCAGGAAACAGATTCAAAATACCGAGAGACGTATACAAACTCATTGCGTAAATTATACAAACAAAATTTATATTTATTGTTCTATTGACTAAAGTATGGCCGAGTCCAATCATGTTCGCGATGACACAACGTACGATTTCTTAACGCAGACACCACAAGAGTCTGCTCTTGGTGCAAACGAGAATAGGTATTGTTTAAATTATTACGCTTCGACGCTAAACAATCAGACAAGTTCATGCGAAGAGAAACGAAACGCGCAAACAATTGGGCGTACCTTGGATCTTCGACCAACGTCTTCAACGGAATACAAACAACCCCATTCAAAAGAATAGATTCACACTCTTTCATGTGACCATACACCTCGGTAGATATATGCACCACGCCCGACACTTCCGGCGTCTGAATCCAATCAGCATCATCGCCTTCAAAACCAACCACATTTTCAGTCACCTGCTTTGAAATATCAGACGTCATAATCGTAGAAAGCTTTTGAGACGAAAACGCAGACACCATCATCAAAAACTTATAACCAGGATCCGCCTTGACCTCAGAACTAATCTTTTGGCGCTCGCGCAACTGCTCTATGGAGGCCTCTTCAGACACAATTCCCGCGCGGTCGTTCATATTATCGATACGCTCCTCTTCTGAAGCATTGTGATCTAAAACACGCACAGAAGTCTCATTGGGTTCCAAACCTTCAGCAGGCATAAAGTTCACGCGGTGAGTTTGCCAGTTGTTCATTCTCAGCACTTGATCCCATGCTTTATACTACTAATCCACATGTTCTACTGGTCTTGACACAATAGCTGAGGGTAAACGCATTTTTGTAAACAGGATGTCACGCTGGTGTTCCACCCACTTGAAATAAAACATCATCACAATGACTACAACGGCCATCACAAACCAATGCAAATTGGCCAAAGTCCAATCGGCTACGCCTTCACAGCGCCCGTGACCACACGGATACCAATCGTTCAATATGTCGTAAAGTGCTGTCGAACGAGGATTCTCTGATACTATGTGAGACGCCTTCTCACACAGGTTAAATGTGCCCAGCTGTGCCTTCGTTATAGGATCAGAACAAACGTCAGAATTTAAATATATCATTGCCTCATCATTTTTGCGACGATGGTCCACCAAATAGCGATTGTAATTCCGCAGCTGTAGTATTAAACAAATTACCGCTAAAGCTAAACCAGTGTACCTCACAATCATTTACTCCATAGTCCAGTGATTTATACGTCCTTCAGTTCAGACTTTAAATCCATTACATTGTCAACATTTGACTGGCACTCTGAGTATATTCGGAAAAATGCCAGCGCAGAACACACAGCACCGACCATTAGGAATGTTGTGCGTATGTGAAGTTGGATCATATACTACATACAGACGTCATTTAAATAGTTAGACACTGCATTTGTCATTTGAGATTTGAGATTTCCGCAAACGCAATTGCCATTTGAGATTTGAGATTTCCGCAAACGCATTTGCCAATTGAGATTTCCGCAAACGCAATTGCCAATTGAGAATTTCTGCAAACGCAATTGCCATTTGAGATTTGAGATTTCCGCAAACGCAATTGCCATTTGGAATTTCTGCAAACGCAATTGCCAATTGGAATTTCTGCAAACGCAATTGCCATTTGAGATTTGAGATTTCCGCAAACGCATTTGCCATTTGAAATTTGAGATTTCCGCAAACGCATTTGCCATTCGAGAATTTCTGCAAACGCAAACGCAATTGCAAGCTCGACAAAGTTTTGAATCACAACTATTTATGTGACACTCATTTGACAAATGCTTAAACAGCTATGCATTCTACTGACCGCCACACACACTATCGCCTGTCCAACAATAGAAACAGCAGTCAACTGTTTCTACAATAAAGCAGACACAGATCATGACCACAAAATCACAAAGCACGAACTACAACATGCCATATACTCGCGCCTGTCATGGCTTGAGTCGTCAGCGTTTGCAGTCTTCGGAGGGGTTCACAGAATTATGAACGACTGCGATCAAAATAAAGACGGAATTCTTACAAAAGAAGAGGCCTTTCACATGCAAAATACATGCATGAATTCTTGTTTCAAGAGATCAAAAACGATTCAACTCTTTCACTGTTGATGAAAAAAGCAAGTATAAATATGCTTACCATTCTAATGAAATGCGAGCTGCGGTGGTACTTTTAACTGTATTGATAATGGGGGGCTCATACAACGTCGCAGCGTTAAATGTTGACAAAATGCCGAAGCCGCCTTGTGGTATCAAACGCGAAGCGTTTTACAGTGAAGACATTATCTTGACGTCTAAAAATTGTTGGTCGGACGACTACATACCATGTGCAAAGACATGCGCAGATCTCAAAAATCTTTTACGTTATTACTGGAACTCTGAGTCAAAATGTGATATCATTAAACAGTTGGCATATGCGATCCCCCAAGACCGAATGAACGACGCAATAAGCCCAAAACAAATCGCTTTCCCCAACAGACAAGATTGTGGCCTAAACAATGGTAATTGGAAAAACAAAGACGGGAAATTCGATAGTATACGACGAACAGAAAACATAGTAAAATAAATTTAATCATTATTTGATTCACCTCGCTGAACAGACGCTACAAACACTATAATCACTAACGCTGCCTTTGCGATCAACGAACAAAAAATGTACGCAGCTTCAAACCGAATTGCAAAGTACAAGTCATTCTTGCCGCGTCCGCCACTCTGCATGCGCTTGCGACATGCGTCATTCGTATAGTAGAAAAACTGCACTAAATTCACAATAGGAAACGTCAAAAAACACATCAAGATGACACTGTTCAAAATAGTCACAAAACCGAACAGTTGCTGCATAAGATCAGACGTCTCGTTTTCCTCCGCAACCCATGGCTCGATCGTCAACCCATATATGTCCCAAAGCTGCCAGAACTGGAACACAAACACAATGCCAGACATTGCCCAGGCCCACGCGCGAATCGCCCAAGCTTCTCGCCCGATATACTCAATAAGCCCCCCAAAAACATTGACACAGCACATCAGAAGTGCATTTGCCAGCAGCAAATATAAATCGGTCACCCTAGTCAATGCCAACACAATCACAAACATTATTGACGCTGTAATAGAGTACTCCACATACCTGAGCGGCTGGACATTCATAGAAAGCCACTCTTCATACGTCTTTCGAATAGGAAATGCTATCATCAAATGAGATAACGAGGTCAGCAGACTGAACGCAAAAATCAACGTCCACATTTGCCATTCGTTCTGAACCAAGTAACTAGTCTCGAAAGGCGGCATCAACGTATCCGGAGACCCAGAGTCTTCCGCGATCACACTATAACCGTACTTGTCAACAAGATCGCTCTGGTAGTCGTCGCCAAATGTATCGCGGATGCAAGAAAACCACTCAAACACATCATCATAAGTTTTGCTGCCGCATTGTGTAGAATTGAATGGGAATGGGATCGGAGTCGGTACAATCGGAAGATTGCGAGTCACGACGACCTGGAACGGACTGTTGCCCTGCAAACCAGCAATTATAGTAATGATGGCCAAGAGACTATGCAATACGAATGCGGACACATTGAGCCTGTAGAGGCTGTCAAATCCGTCCTTCGAACCACACATCGGCTTGCCACAACAAATCAATGTTGTCGGAGACCCCTTTTTCACGACACGAGCTTCTTCGGCTTGGCCCGAAAGCAGGTAACTTAACCGATTTGTACGTTCCATATTTTCAAACATTCACACAACACTTAAATATGACATTTCTTTTGATCTGTTATTCGTCTGTGGCGTTTTCAAAATACACACTGTTTTCAAAAAACACACAACACTAGATCAAACCTTTCCGCGCAACCAGTAAGTGCCGCCGCCAAAACCTACCCCTGTCCCCCCCGCAGCCCTTTAGAGACGTCCTCGCCTATACGCGACTGTGCTTACGGGCTACGCATACCCCACGCGGAGGCCCTCTTGTCGTGCGCAGTCTGTGCGCGGCCTGGCAGAGTCCAGACACACCCGGGAGGACGTGCGGAAACGTGTGGTTGTCAGCGCTCACATGTTGTATATTTTCATCCCCAGAATGTTTACTCACAGAACTATCATACCCCCACATGGAAACACGACATAATTTAAACATATGTTTTGAAACTTTGTCACATAGTCCATAAAGCACACAAAAATGTTTCGCTGCTTGTTGCTTTCCGCACTCGTCGTTGCCGCTCACGCCCAGGCTAAGAGATATTGGGACCAAGACGGACCTGGATCACAAGCATGTGGCTATGGTCTTGTTTACGGGCCGCATGAAGGACCCACGAATGGTGCTGGTTACGGCACTGAAGGATCTGCAGCAGACAACACTTACGAGCTAGTATTTGACCCGCCAATGGTTGAGTGCGAAACGTACCCAGACCGGATGTACGCTGGAGGTGTGTACTGTGTATACTCTGCGAACACAACGTATACTATTACGCTTCAAAGTTCGGACGGGGACACGTTTGGGGGGTTCGGAGTCTATCTAACCAAAGGTCAGGAGCAATCCGCAGGGTCCAACTTTTCCAGTCCAAGTGCTGGGGCACAAGTCTTGACTTACGAATGCAACGGTCCAGGACCAGGACCATTTGGTATGGGTCATACAAACGGCAATGTTGCGCGCACCTCGGTTTCAGCACAGTGGGCGAGCCCAACGTCGACGTCGTCGTGGAATCAACTGAGGATGAAATACGTTGTCAAAGACAGCACTGGACTCACGACCGGCAAGTGGTTTCGGAGTTCGTACTATTTGTATAGTTCCCGCCCTACCTGTGCGTCGTCTAACCAGGAGTGCATTGCTCCTGCAGTGGTAGACAATGACGCGTTCTGTTCTGATAGCCTATACAGGTGCGAACTAAGTGATTTCGGGAATGCGACTACACCTTGTTGCAAGCTTCCAGCGCCCGCAACAACTCCTGCGCCAGTTCCATCGGACTCTGCAACAACGCGTGCACCAACTGGTGGTGGCTCGACACCTTCGACAGACTCGCAGAACAGCGCGACGAATGCAGCGCTGTCGTCATTCCTGGCAATGTTTTTCTTGTTTGCGAGCACTCAAGTCTTTTAGTTTGTTTAGCGTCAATCTTTAACATATCAATACAATTATTATAAAAAAGAGTAAAAAGTTAGAATTTAATCTGGTCTGGTACTTTTTTAGGAATCGGTTTGTCTGGTGCTGTTTTAGAGTTCTGTTTTTCTGTAAGTTTTGGTGACCATGGTACAAGCAAATGCCATTTGGATGTATTTGGAGCAGTTGCAGCAAATGCGCCGGCAGTAGCCATGAACGAGTGCCATAGTCCGTGCAGCCCGAGGTCTTCTGTCCGGTAGCATAGATATGCGGCGACTGCAAAAACAGTTGTGGCGAGTACATCCAGCCAGAATATTTTCTTGTATTGTATGATTAATAGCATGCCGATGACGCCGAGCAATATGAAGAAGGCAATTTCTGTTTGCCACACCCACGTGCTTCCTACCATGAAGCCTGTGATGACGATTGCTGCCAATCCATGTTCGACGACAGGTCTGGCAGCGACGTAAAGTATTGCGGATCTGGACAGCCATCCGTCTGCCAATTTCCAGTTTTGCAATCCTGAATGCCAGTGAACAGAGAAGACGAAGCATAGCGCGCATAGCGCTGCGATATCGAGTTGTCGGACAGCAATGATTGCGTACAGGGATGTGAGGGCCATAGTCATGTGCGTGTATTGTCTGAGGAATGGATGTAGATTTGTTGTTTCAACGAACAATTGTAGCGCGCAAATGGCATTTGCGATGACGTAGAGTACCGGCCATAAATATTTGCAAGTGGTCCTCATAGTTACGAGGCATGGGAGTGCAAGTATATAGTTGCGTTTGGTTGAGTAACATCTACAAAGCTAGTATATAAGTAAATAATGTGTATGTGATGGATATACTACCGGCATTAGACTTTGAGTCTGTAGCGGACAATACAGGTTTGGATGGTGACGATGATCCTGGGGAATTTGTGCCTTGTCATTTTTCTGATGACGAGGAGGAATCGCATGATGTGGGTTGTAAGTGTGCGTTATGTCAGTATGGTGACGGTGGTTCTGGTGAGGCACATTCTGTGATTCAGCGTATGCAGGAGATCGATTCACAGATGGTGGGTAAAGTTCGTGACGATGAGATATATTCGTTGCAGGCCGATTTGTATCGAACGCATGTGAAGGAGCCGTTAGAGCGGCAGGGTATTGAGGCGCCGGCTGTGACTGCGGAGACGTGTAAGGCGCATTTTTCAAAGCATCGTATGAATATGAAGCGTATGGTAGGTTCTGAAATAACATTTGTGAATTCTATGCAGAAGCATGTGCGTCGTGAGAATATTTTGTCTCGTAATAATGTGACAGGTCGAACAAAGGTGGATAATGGCGCAATAAAGCAGTGGATTGCTTTGTCAAAACACAAATTAGATTTGATAAAATATTACAAGGGTCCTTTGAGCAAAGAGTTGGCGTCGAAGACTCAGAGCATCAAGCCATATAGTTTTTCGTGAATCCAATCTGTGAAAAAATGTGTGTGGCTGTTCGTACAACAACGACAGTATGACAGTATAAATAGGGTTGCAATTCAGTAAATACGATGGCTTCGATTGCATCGCTGACTGGTACTCCAACTCTGGGAAATGTGAACTCCCAGCCCTCCTTTTCTTTCAAGGCTTCGCCTTCTGTGCGTGGCGATTATGCGAGTAGACCATCTGTCTCTGCTCTTCAGAACCCTACACTTCACAACTCTGTGCCTGAGCAAATGGTAAACGCGACAGCTCGTGCGCCATTGTTTGTGCGTCCATTTCAGCAGGGCTTCGAGAAGCAATATTCCGAAGGCGATATCTTGTGGGTGCAGCGGAACGATGCGCGCCAATCGGCCAACATGAACATCGTTGCCAATTTGCCCGTTCTGAATCATCAGTTACGTTCCGCTCAAGACCAGGACGGTAATTTGAAGTACAACACGATCCAAAAGATCGAAAACGACTGGAATTATTTTGGTATTTTGAATAATGACATGGATACGGGTTCAAAGTGGCAGCGGCTGCTGAACATTAATGTGAGAGGCCGTGCGCGTGTTGCTAGGTTGTGGTCTCCTGCGAGAGGGCGCCTTCGTAAGGGTGACCAAGTTTGGATTTCATTTATGAAACGCACGTCGCCAGACATTAGTTCTGGCAAAACTTACCAAAATCCAAATGGTATCAACGAGCCTATGCTTGAAGGCCAAACGTTTTTCGAAGCGGTGCCAACGATGGATTGCTGTGACGATTTCAAAAATGCTGTACTGTCTATTCCCATCGGTATTGTGTCCCAAGTCACACTAAAGAAGCCAGTCACCACTTCGCAAACGAAAGCTCGATACGTCACTGAGGCTTGTAAACTTTTAGAACGCATTGAGGTGCTCATGCGTATATAAACAAAAATGCGGTATATATATCGGTTAATTTTTAACATAATATCATGTCTTTCTCTAATGCTAAGCGTCGTAGAATCAAACCGTTTGCTCGTCCCACAGCCTTTGACATAAATGTAGTTTTTGATATCCGTCACTACCAGGAAGTCAAATATGGAAGCGTTATTAATCCGTATTTCCCGGCAGTTGGCACAGACGAAGCTTTCAAGGTGCTTGAGGGTGAGGTTTTGATGCGCCACGAAGCTCCTGGCATTCGCCGTTACGGAGATCATCAGATGCACGTGTTTTCTTTTGCAAATGGGCTTAAGACGGGTACTTCTGTACTGAATGCTGGCGACGGGAGTCTGGTCAACAGCTCTGGCGATTTACTCAATACTGAGAAGCAAAGTGTACTCAAGTCTCTGCGCTATGCCGGTGTTGCTGTGACTGAATTCACGCCAGAGCGTGACGTTTACGAGCAGGGTTTTGTCCTCACTATGGGTGGGCTTAACTCGATGTTCAACAATGGGTCGAGTACCATTTTCCCTGGCGATCTGATCTGCGCGGACATTCCGAATCCGGCGGACAAAGGATCGAAAAGAAACAGAGCCCTCCAGACCGGCATCCCGCATGACAAGCTTCAATTTGTTGTGACTCCGTTGAAAAAGTTGTCCAGCCAAGTCGGCGATCGCTTGGCTTCTCGCTTTATTATGGGTACTGCTCTTTCGTACTCTCGTCCTGGTCATCCTTTGGATGTTATTCTTCATCGCTCTAATGTATTTGCAATCAGGGCCGAAGAGACTAAGATGCCCGAAAACGTTCCTGACCTGGCTTCTTCTACCTCGGCTCCGAAGAAGTCAAGGAAAGCAGGGGGGGCGTCAAAAAGTAAGAACTAAACTAATATTTTCTATTATAAAAAGACCAATTATTTCTTCGTAATGTCATTGTGTAGTATTTGTAACGGTGCTTTGGGCCCAATTAACAAAGCTATTTTCGAGTGTGGTCATCAATTCCATTTGAGGTGTGTATTTGATTTGCCGTACTCTACGAAATGTTCGACGTGCAATTTGCCTAGCGAGTTGTTACCCGATCTGGGCACAGATCGTTCTGTTGCGCTTGCTGCCGACGTGTCGTCGAGAATCGAGCAACAGAAATTGAAAAGCAGCGAGCCGTTGTCATTTCTGCAGAGTTTTCAACGACTGATTACACCGTTGACACCGAAAGCGCGTACGCTGAGGGATAATGTGAAACACAATAAGAAATTAACAATCATTCGTGATTTGGGATTTGGCCCCGACGACGCGGTGAGGGAGCGAATCCCGTGGGCCGAAATAGATGCTACATACATGTCTGATGAAATATTGGATTTTGGGTTCCAGTGGTCTCACATGGTCGATATGGGCATTCTGCCGCCGCACCTGCGAGCATTTAATTGGTCTCAGCAGAAGCATCACTTGAAACTTGACGCCGCAAAGTTGTTGCAGACGAGGATCACTATATCCGAATTGGCTTCTCTCAAGTATACTACTCACCAATTGGTCGAATTTGGCTTTACCTGGCCAATGTTGGCCCAAATGGGAGCAAACGTAAGCACGTTGCGCAGTTTTGACTTCGACATTGTCGATATTAAGCGAAACTGGTCGCCTACATTATCACAGTGGGTTTCTGCTGGGTTTTACGACAAGGATCGAGTTCAGCAGGCGGGTTGGCCAATCGATGAGATTCTACAGCACTTGCCTGCGATGTCAGAGAGAGCATCTGGAAGATCACTACGTCTTGCGTTTTAAAACAAAAGTAAGGACAAGGATGAACATTGATCCTAGGAATAAGGCTAGATAAGCTATCTCGTCAGTATTATAGTAGAATGAGGGTTCCTGTTGGTCTGTGCCGTGTCGTTTATGTGTAAATGTTGGTTGAGACCAACTTGACCGAATTGGTTGTACTTTAATTGTGGACATATCAATGTTGAATATGGTTTCTTTATATAAATGGTAACTTGTTATTGTTTTGGATTTTTACGTTGTTTCATTTTTTTCTTTTGTTGTTCTAGAACTGTGAGAGGTATTGGCATTTCGTAATTACGCAGCCATGGTTTGTAGCACCCGTTGCAAATGGCTAGCGACTGTTCGTCTTTCTTTTCATTGATTGCGGTGACAGTGGTCCATGAATCTTTGCCTCTGTAAGTGTTGCACATATAGCAGCACACATTTGTGTAAAGTGTGCCTTCTTTCAGGCATTGACCGCACGTGAATCCGTTTTCATCGTACTGTGAACTGTGGAAGATAGTCGGGTTGCCGCAGGAAGGGCAAAACAAGTATAGGTTTTCATAGAATTGAAAAAGACAGCCTAGCATATTTAGCTTGACACACTCTGTCTTTGAGCACAGTTCGTTCTGCATCGTTTTTCGGTGCGATTTCCAGTCTTTTTTTGCTCTCCTTTTGCGATGTTCTTCTAGTTCGACACCCTCCAAGAAGGATTCGACGGCAATTCTCTTTCTTTTTTTGGTGTCTGTCTTTTCACACCGTCGACCGCAATAACACTTGAGTGTTTCGTCATCTACTATGATTTTGTGATGACCATTCGCAAACAAGTTGTTGCACTTGGATGTCTTTTTAATGATGAATCCCTTGAAAGTGTTGCACGATAAGCATACGAAGACTTCGCCAACGTGTTGTTCCAGGTCGTCCTCTGGTTGAAGACCGTATCGCCTGCGCAATGCGACACACTGAGCATCGTAGTAGTGTTTTGGCAGCATGAAGACGCGAATGTCGTGGTGATTTTGCTGGAATGCAGAGAAGAGTTCTCGAATACACTCAAAGTCGTGCCTCGAAGCACTTTGTACGAGCTTGCGCAAGTCGCTGCGATAAGTGTTTTGTTGATAATGCTCGTACATGTTCTGAAGAGCATCAATGGTGGTCTCTTTGACATTAAAATACTTGAGCCAATCAATTCTGACTTTTCCACGCGGCACGCGTTGTGTCATCTTTCTGAGCAGCAGAATGTTTTCCATTGAGAACGCGATGTGTGGATTGACTTGCATTTGTGTTTCGTCGATGCGATTACAAATGTGAATGACAGTTTGTGTAAACGTTTGCCTCTGTGGCCTAAATAGGTTGCCGAGTTGCTGTTTATTGACTTGCATGAGAGTTGACTCCACGTTGCCGAGCCATTCCGAAATGATATTCGATCCAAGTACGTTTGTTTCTATGGATTGCCTGACGTTGTCCATCGCTGTGTGGACTGTTTGTTCAAAGGTGTGCCACTTGTATGTTCTGCACAGCTCGTCGTACAAAGCCGGAATCATAGCCATCGAAAACGTCAAGAACTCTTTGATGATGTAGAATAGCAGATGTTGGTACATTGCAAAGAGCCATTCCTGCATCTGCATGCGATTTGGCTTGAGGTATACAAATCTGCGGAGAACTTTCTTCCTTGATTTCCAATCCAGCCTGGTCTTGCAATGCCTGTACATGCCTAGAAGACTGCATAGAAGGGCCGATCTCATAAAGTGGTGTACCAAGTCGTCGGTCTGGCAGTAATTCGCAATGATTTCTCGGAGATTCCGAATTTGACACCGTTGAGGCAGTGCCTTGCACATAAGATGAACAATTGGTTTCATCTTGGGTTTGTTTTCGTTCCAGAACGAACATTGCAACTGGTAATTGATGATATCTGGCAGGTTGCCTTCTTGTAGAACGTCTTGCGTTTTTGGTTGGTACTTGTGGAATGCAGATTTAATGTGTTGTTCTTTTGCGTCTTCTACAGCGCACATCAGAGGCACATGAGCGTCGTAGTATATGTATATGCAGAACATGATTGATTCTGGAAGAGTTTGGTCCATGAGATGAATGGCTGCGTTGACAATGTCCATGAGTGAGGCCACCCATGGATGGTGCTTGAGGGTCGGGGTCCATTTTTTGTCACATGCGGAAACAGAAGAAGTCTGCAGCCTATCCCAAAAGGTGCCGATAAACAGCCACTCGTATTCTGTACTAGAAAAATACTGCAACAGAGTGTCTTCTGGCAACTCCCCGAAATCACCGTCGTCGTATTCAAACGGACATATTCGCCCGAGACTTAACTCCCGGGCGCTTTCGTTAAAAAATGCATGTCTTGGCCTGGGTATTTCATGCGCCACTGTTCGTAGTAGCGAACACCGTCCACAAGCTTTAGACGGTAGGCGTTGCGCAAATGCAAGACAACAGGGTCGAGCAAGCCTTGGAAGATCGTATGGCTCGACAATATGCAGTCTTCAAGGCAATACTCACCTTCTTCGTCGACAATATTCCTGTAATCCTGTAGGACTACATTGTTCTTGACACCCATACCGTCTGCGCGGATATTAATGAACGCACGCGCGATTTCTGACCGCTTGCACATGAGACAAAGTCTTCCGGCTTGAGGCAACTTGCCTGTGCGCTTAAAGTCGTCTTCTTCGGTGGGCAATAAGAATTCGCGCAGTATGAATGCGTTGTCATTGACGTGAGGCAGGTGCAGGCCTTGGCATTGATCGCCCATAATGCACGGTCTTTCTTTGCCGAGTGGCTCGCGGAGGTACCCCTCTTCGTATGCTCGGCGCACGACCTGTATCGACACGCGCACATGTTCCTTGTGTTTGATCTCTTCCGGCGAAAGAGTATCGCACGGCGGCTGCTGAAGTAGTGCCCGCACATATGGGAAATCGTAAGGTCGAAGGTGACACAAATCAGTACGATGCCAAAAATCTTGGTTACGCTGATTAAAGAAGGTCGTTTCTGCGACCATGCGCGTCTTCGATGGTGGAGGCGCTGGCGATTCTGTCTGCAAAATGTCCGGCGGCATATCTTCCTGCATGGACTCTGATTCAGGAAGTGACGAAAATACAACTTCGCCAGCACGTCGCTTCTTTGTTGGTCTCTGGGTTAACTCAAATTGGTTCCAATGGTCTGACATTATACTATTTAAGTCGCACTTTTTTACTTATATAGTCAAATTTGATCCGACTTTCTCAGATGGATTTTTTAGAGGAATTTTCACGTATATGTTTTAGACAAGAATATGCTAGATGCAAATCCTTTTTGTTATTTCTGCGACATTATGGTCATGGCTTGTCGGCAGAGCCATTGTATTTGGACCAACCACGCGATCAGTATGCTGGTATCCAAACATGCACTCGGACACGTGGTACAGACTCACACCATTGCCATGCAGACTGTCGCGAACCTACTTTGCACTTCTTCCACTTTTATTCACAGCCGCAGCCATACCAGTACTCTTCGTCCCGGACGATAACATTCACATTCTAACCGTCCTTAGACTCACTCTTGAACACGCATATGTACCCCTGTTCACTGCACATGTACACTCGGAATATATTCTAACGCTGTGGCCCATTGTGTCTGCATCGGCGGCAGCTGTCAGCATTATACTACTGGCGCCAATTTACACACTAGACCACATCATTGCAGGTGTGTCTTGCATCGTATCCATTGCAATGCACACATGGTTTGCCTACATACAGATACATATACTACTCAAAGGAGGTATCACACGCAACGAACAACCTTACGAATGCCGACAACCTAGAATTGTCTAATCCACTAAAACGTGTATACATATAGACTACTTACACCCTTGACCAACATTGTGTCACATCTTTTGTGAGAATGTCCTTGCTATTTGTGCCATTTGTACTTGTCATGTATCTTTTCACACAAATCAACACAGGAATAACTACAAAACCAGAAATAAGGACACTGAACTTTGATTGTCGCCAGCGGCAAGATCACGAGCGAATTGCAAACTACATGAAATGGACAAGATATAGACTCTCAGACGCTATCGGTGGCTGGTATTTTGCAGACTGGACAAAAACAAAACACAAAATATACACGCCCAAGTCGCTCGCGGAAGAATACCAACAAAAATGGGGCTATAACATAGTCACAGAATACTTCAATGCCACGAACCGCACAGCTGAATATCATACCCTGTACAAGATTGTACAAAAATACAAAGATCCAAGTAGCCAGCAGCGAGGTGTCACTGCAGTGCAACACTTGAGACTAGGCAACACAGCTTGCATAGAATGTTGGTACACGCCGACTTCATACAGCGCGAAAACAAAGAAATTGTACATCTTTCCCAAACAATATTACGAACACATTTTGGGACAAGTTGTAGCCAAAAATGTCAGCACAGTTATCATTGTAGCTGCCACATCTCATTCAAATTTCAAAACGATTCAGAATGCTGCGAGCTCAGTCGCCAACATACTGCAAATGGCACACTTTTGGAGACACGAAGGATTTAATGTAAGGGTTCGGTTAGATTGTGGAACACCCGACGAAGATTTTATTCGCATGTCGAATGCGCACGTATTTATTCAAGGTGGGGGCGGATACAGCAAAATGGCCGGTCATATGGTTCGACTGAATCGTGGTGCTGTCATATTCGATCAAGCCTACATAAAAAAATTACAACTGGAAGCGTGGCGAAAAGCGCAGGCGTCGGCTGGCGATTGACTAATGACATATATAAATAGCTCCTTCGTAGCTTGTGCATATGCCTTACATCAAAGACGACATTGGCGTGTCACCAAGATATGTATACAAGCTAACGTCACGATATTACGATCCGGCCAGATGTACACAAGTCGCTAATAATCTGAAGAGGCTTGGTATTCATTATGAGAAGAGGGAGTTCGGCAGTATTTGCGCAGTCCACTTTGGAGATTCTTACGAGAGGCATGTTGACAGTATCAACCCTTTGTGCTATACATTTCCATTCTGTTATATGTGAAAATCAAATATAAATAGAATTCTATACTTGGTACCAAATGTCATCTGTAACACTGCAAAATTCAGTAAGGGTTCGAATGTTTTTGATATTGACCCTATCGATATGTATTCGGTTGCTTCGCCCTTTAAATGCTGTCGGCCTCCACAAGCTTACAACATTAATGGCATATAACTACTTTTTTTACGGCCTGATAACTTTGTGCACGTTGATTCCGCATTTCACGGCGTGGGTGGTAGCAACAGCGTGTCAGTGTCTGGCGACGACATTGGATCTCGTGTGCTTTGTTCTGGGGTTTGTAAGTGTGTGGCGTTGTGTATCTGGCGAACAGATGGGCTGTGTTCAAAACGCGCCGCCAGATATCGTGTCGTTACTACTTATTGGCGCTATTTTGACGCTGGACGCGATCCAAACGTGGGCAGCATATCGCGTTCTTCGTTTCCCGACATTTACTGGGTCTTCGGTACAACGCGTTCGCGTATTGATGTGTTGGTCGTTGCCTTTTCCTTGGTTGGCTTCCATTGTTTTGTGGTCCGAATCCAAATGGACTTTGTGGTTGTTGGGTCGATTTTTTGTGGATCCTTCGGTCATATTTCTGTCTGGCAGTGGTGAGTATCTTGTACTCGCAACCTTGATGTCAGTGGGTATAATTTGCGATGTGATTGCTTTGTTGCAGGTTTCAGAAGAGTTGGCGCGTTGGGCTCTTCTTGGATCTGTTGGACTTACAGCAGCAGGGATATTTATGCTGTTCACTGGTGACGTTTTGCAGGCAACTGCCGCGACTGCTGACACTTTGAAGCCACTAGATTCCCAAAAGCCAGTGGTTGTCGTAGAAGACGACAAACGTCTGCGTTTACGTCAAAAATCCGACAAGGCGTCAATTGTATTTTGACTATATATTGTCGCGCCAAGCATCAGTGAATGAGTGACGCGCCTCCTATGGATGACGAATTGGACACACCGCCTGAAATAACATCTGGCATTCCTAGACAATACCCAGCGACACCCATGCCAAGTCAATTCCATGATGACGTATCTGAAGGCGATGACTCGCCGACACACATGGCCATGTCTGTGAAGATCCTTCTCATTGCGATTGCGATTGCACATTTATGGACAGTGTGGACGCTTCGTGCTGACATGAACATTGTCATGCAATTCCTGCAAGAAATAACCCAACAAAACAAACATGTAACGGATTTGTTGCACAATCAACATCACGTCAAATGGCAAATTGTGCCCTCACAATTGTAGAATCCAATCTTTTGGAAAAAATAACTATTTAGTCTAGAAAACATTGTAGAAAATGGTGAGGCGTCGCTCAAAAAGAAAACGCGACCCAGCCCGTCCAAAGCGAGCAATGACACCTTTCTTATACTACGCTTGTGAACAGCGAAACATTCTCAAGGCACGAGGAGATAAAATGACGCTTCCTCAACAGTCGAAACACATTGCAGTGCTATGGAAGAGCGTTACGGATAAGTCCAAGTACGTTGGCCAGGCAAAAGAAGATCGCGCAAGATACGATGACGAGATGAGTCGCTACACTCCTCCAAGGAAAATTAAGCGTCCCCGTTCTTCGTATGCCTTTTTCATGAAGGACAAACGAGACGAAATTTCAGAGAAGCATCCTGAAAAGAATCCTCGCCAACTCATGGGTGAAATAGCTGGCGTCTGGAGAAGCATTTCTGACGAAGAGAAAGGCAAATATACAAAGCTAGCAGAAGAAGACAAGGTGCGCTACCAACAGGAAAAAGCCGAGGAGAGTACAGAGTAAACTATTTAACTAACAAAACTAAACGCATGTATGTTTTTTCGAAAGTATCTGGCATTCGTAGAGGCCGTATTTCCATGGATGTTTTGTTGTATATTTGGATGGTGGATAGATCGCCTTTTCGTTGAGTTTGGACATCGCTCTACGGACTCTCCAATTTGTCTGCATAGCGATTTGCAGTATGTCCGTTGGCATCAATTCGTAACAACAACAGCATGTTCAATCCAAATCATATACTCTGTTCGAATTCGCAAAACGCAATTCAAACGTGAATTGGATATTCTGTCTGTCGTCAACCACCATCCATGCCTAGTGCATCTCTACATGGTTCAGGCTATTCTCTGTGTTGCATGGGCCTCTGTCATAGGATGTCTAATAGACGTTTCCCCGTGGCTGTGCATACCGTTCGTAAACGAATATAGAGCCACGATTTCGGCAACGGCCATTATTGTCGTTGTGGGCTCGTTGCTACTGGAGAGGAAATTGTGGACATTAACTCTAAACCGAGCCATACAATACGACTCGAAATCATTACTCATTTGAACTGTCTTATTAACCTCGTATCTTGAGTGGGCTGGATATTCTATGTATGCGTTTGAACTCATCAAAAAAGGTGCCTGCAATCTCTGGATCATCAAAATGCATAGAATTCTCAATGTTTGTTACCGCACTCTCTGTGACATTAAATGAGCCATTCATGACCCAAAGAGGCTCGCGCGCTGGCGATAACCCAATTAAAAACTTATGATGCATGAGCGACTTGAAACGCCCGCGTCCTTCACCAACTGTCCGTATGACCCCCCCTTGAAAACATCCAGACAACTTGGCATAAGCCTGTTGATTATTACGACGTTTCGTCAGTTTATCAGTCGTCGTAATGATCGTCACACCTTTGAGATGTTCAGCCATGCACTTGAGTATTCTTTTGTTGGACAGCCAGGCAACACAGCCGACAACATAGGCTGTGTCTTCTCGTTTGATCGCTTTGACAATTGCATTTTGTATGCCACGCCCGTCGAACAGGATGGAGACTTTGCGTTTGCCGCGCTGGTGCACTTTCTGCCGCTTCCTGTCGGTCTCGACAAACTGCTGATTGAGATCGCGGGATCGTTTTTTTTTAGGCGGCATCGTATCGTTGCACGTTAGAGACTATATATAGGTCAGATCGTCCGTAGCAGGAATGGATGCGCACGCGCTGTATGTTATGTTTCGAAAATACAAGGACTGGATTCCACAGTTGTCGACAATCAAATCTGCAATTAAATCACAAGACGTGAACACGTTGGAATTAATCGCTCTAATGATGGTTGATAGAGGGAAGCCTTTTATTTTAAACGAACTTGGACTTGACGACCCACTAAAAAATACATTTAACCACATGGTAGCGAAGTCTAGTATTCTACTTCGATCAGTTCGAGGCGAAAGTAAAGCCGGAGGCGAAAGTCAAGGCGGGGACACTCCATTGATCGACCCCCCAACGGAGCGAGTTGGTCCGTATCAGAGCGGAGGCGAAAGTAAAGGCGGGGACACTCCATTGATCGACCCCCCAACGGAGCGAGTTGATCCGTATCAGAGCGGAGGCGGACGCGGAGACGAAAGTAAAAGTTCTGCGCTCAAAACGAAAAAGTCGTTCGTCGCTGACATTAGTGTCATTAACGAATGCTCGACATTGTTTTTAAGCAAAAGCAAAGCGAATATAAAAAGTCTCGCAACATTATTCAAATTGCACGAGCCGATGCTATGGGTGAAACGATCCGCATCCAAGATTGAGGCGGGCAATGAGGTAATGCCTAATCCTCGCGATTTCGTCTTACTCGATGATACCAATAGATTTGTCCATGTCAGTAGTTCAAAAGTGTTTGATTTTGTCAAAGCACTGAAGAGAGAAGACGTCAAAACATTTTCGTGGAATATGACCGCAGGACTTGTGATCAATCTGGCTGCGCTAAGACAGAAAATAAAGAAACGACTCTTTGCGGGCGCTACAACTTCAGACGTCACTGTATTTGTCATCATACTCTGTTCTATAGGTTTGCCAATTTTCAAGCTCGTTACCAAACTCAATACCGCAGAGATTTTCTTGAAACATTGGTACAGTGGTCGTTTCAAAAAATTGACATCTGAGAATATAATTCGCACTCTGTGCAAGGATATGTTTCCACCAGAACATTTTGTGGACAAACTGACGACACCCGAGACCGAAGCTCGATTGTTTTTGGATGCGTACGATAAGAGCAAGTTTTCGCTGATTGAAAGAGGGTCATCAGCATTGACGTGTGATACGTACATGTTTCGACGGTGGTACTGGTATCCAAGCAAAGACGAATTGAGCACGATTGTCGAGCGTGCACAAAACATTTGTAATGCCGTGTGATTTATGAAATAGCTAAAAAGTGATAAAATATACTTAGCGTGTTAACATAGCTTGTAAAAGATCTTTGTATATGGTAGTGGTCCGACCATCAACAAGCTTGACCTTTTGGTCGTGGCGGTCGTATATAATGTGCTGTTTCTTGTTTTGCGCGAGTAGAAACGTAGAATCTTCGTCCATCCTAAATACACGGGTCGGTGCGTGCCAAAACCATTGTCCAGTGTGCCGGTCGGCATGCTCGTTCCAGTGAGTGTACAAGCGCATTTGAAGCGGTAGGTCTTCTTGTGCCAGCATAACCATGTCTTTGTCCCAGTAAGAAGACGGTAAAGGATCGTTTTCGTCTACAGTGAATTTGTCTATGAATTCTGTGACAATTCCTTTGACTCTACTTTCTAGCGCCAAGCCTTCAGACAGGTGTAATTGTCGTTGTAGCATGCGAGATAACATTGTTTGCTACTCTGGGATCATGTTGACTTGTTAGTCATAAATGCTGTAACTATGCTAAAAAAGAATATATAAGTGGATGTATGTCCGATCTGAAGTAACGCCTATATTGCCAGTAGAATGCCTAAAGTGAAACGTAAAAAAAAGAAGGCAAAGAAGGAGCGAATCAACCCTGACGATTTCCAAAACGCGAGCCGGTCGGCTGACGTGTCTTTGCCTAAATTTGAGTTGCAGAATGTGGTGGCGACATTCAACTTGGGTGTGGATCATTTGGATTTGCGCGCGATAGCACTTCGCAAGCCATTTATTGAGTACAATCCCCAGAAGTTTGCTGCGGCAACGTTGAGAATTCGTGAGCCGCGTACGACAGCCTTGGCCTTTGCAAGTGGTAATATGGTTTGCACTGGGGCAAAGACTGAGATCGAGGCTCGCCTGGCTGGACGAAAATACGTTCGAATTCTTCAAAAGCATGGGATTCCAGTCTCGTTTCGAAATTTTAAGATCCAGAACATAGTGGCTTCTGCGGAAATCCCTCATTGTCTTAAATTAATGGAACTGTCTCGCGCGTTTGGACCGTACGTGAGCTACGAACCAGACTTGTTTCCTGGCCTTGTATTCCGCACGACTTCGCCAAAGTTGGTGTTTTTGTTGTTTCGATCTGGAAAGATTGTCATCACTGGGGCTCGCTGTCGTGAAGAAATCGCAAGCACGTTCGCGTCGTTATTTTACGGTATTGTTACAAAATTTATAGATTATGAAGATAAGTCTGCGTCTAGCTCAGACTATCGTGCAAAGATGAGGCGAAATTTAATGTAATTATTTCGATTTAAAAAAGTTATGTACAAATCGTTTGGAGGTGTCTTTGTTGGCTGGACCCCATTCATCTGGTCCGGTTTGGGATGGCGGCTCAAACGTCACGGATTGCTTGATGCCTTTTAGAATTTCTTGGAAAGATTCGGAGCCATTGTTTTTAAGCCATGACATACATTCTGGGGGTGCTACTTCATTGAGCCTATGTAGGACCATATACTGACCAGATTCTGAAGTGAGTACAAAGGGTTGGGCTGCTGGGCCATTATTATTTTGCGTTGGCGCGTTGTTTTGTTGAGGTTGTGGCTCTCTAATGTCTATCGGGAGAGTTTCGCCAGGGAATTTGTTTCTGAACCACTTGATCCAGTCTTCGTTTGCGTTCTTGAGTGTATCTATGTGGTGTTGTTGTGCTGCAATTTGTTCGTAGAGAAGAACCGATCTGCCTGTATCTTGACCGTTTGCTTGGTTGGATGCCATTTGACTGCGCTGCAAGTGCTTGAATAGAACTTCCATGGGTTGGTCTTGCAGGCGTTGGTGCCGTACTCTTTTCCATGACGAATATCGCGTGTGGTATTCGTCCAGACATTCTTGGATGCATGTTTCTGTCCAATCTGTCAACGATTCGAATGTTCTGACATATGGCTGTTGGTGGATACTCGTTTGGCTTTGAAAGATCTTGAGAGCCGTTTCACCAGGCTTTTGCCAGGTACAATGCCATATGAGGCCTCCCTGGGCAATTTGTCCTGTAAACATGTGTTTTTTGAAGGTAAAATAGAGAACATCGCCAACCAGTACAATTCGTGCGGACAGCAGTTGCTCAAGACGACGCATATTTTGGTTTGTAATATTGGATTCGAATGCAATTCCACATATGTTTCTCGGACTTGTATAAATATTCGCATCCATTTGTAGATGCGCTGTGAACTTTGCGATGAACCCAACAATGTTTATCGATTTAGCTGTGGACATGTTTACCACCTAAACTGTCTAAAAAATATGCACTCAGATTGGCGTGTACAATGCCTTAAATGCAGTAGAAACCTACTTTGTTGTATGCACGATGGTGCCCACTGGTACTTAGGTCTATCAACAGACCAGACATTTGAGTCATTGTTTCGTATAACAGACGAATCCAAAGTTGTGCCATCTTCGAAGCGCCATTTGCATTGGCACCGACGTAACGGTCGGCTATTACGTACACCAAAATTGAATCTTGTAAGTAACATTTGTGTGTCATAGTTGGACTATTTAACACAAATGTCAATAAAAGTAGTATCTTTGATGGAAAACATTGAAGACGAATATTTAGTAAAGGCGTTGTTTGTGTTTGACCTGGAGTTTATCGGCGATGTTCGTAATTTGAGTTCGTGTTACATTTGGGAAATTGCTGTGTACAGTGTGCTAACGCAAGAATGGTTTGAAATGGTGATCGATCCAGATCCTTCCATACAAAATTTTCCACCCCCGCCGATTCCAGAGATTCCGCAGCTGACCCGCGCATTTCTGGACCAAAACAATGCTGTGACGTGGGACGTCGTCTTTCCTAAACTGACGAATTGGGTCGACGAGCAAAGGAAAGATATGCTACCTGTCTTTATAAGTCACAATACGTTTAGGGCAGATAAACCGATTATGGAACTTGAAGGCCGTCGCTATTCAATGCACATGCCTTTGAACTGGTACTTTTTTGACTCGTTGCATTTTTCACGAAGGGTTATTCGAAACACAAATGGCAATTACTCTTTGAACGGATTGCACGAGCAAATTTTTGGCAAGAAAATTCAAAACGCACACAGAGCGAGGGAAGATGTCGTTGCGTGCATACATATTATGGAACATATTACAAACAATACGTGGCAACTAAAGGGGCCGATGTATCCAGTGTATAGCACTGCTTTGCGCACCATTCGTTGGATTGGTCAAAAAGCCGAGCAACTATTGTTTGAAGCGAACATACGGTCTGTAGAGCAATTGTATATGCTAATTATGGCCAATGCAAGGAAGACGAACATTCCACTGAGTGTAGTTGTGTTGCAAACGTTGGCGACTGCGCTACAAAACCGACTACCGAAAGATAACGTCAGGAACATTGCACAACAACTCACGTCAACGCAGAATTGTATGTATTGTCACACTTTCATGCAGCCAGTGGCACTACGCTGTGTGTCACCGAATCCAGGATAACCTCGATGTGGGCTACAATTGTTGGGTCATTTCGGTAAGTTGTCATCAAAGACTCTAGACCTTTGCGGGAGTCCGCCAAATACGATTCCAAACGGTCTGACTGGGCGTGATTGTCCTGCATCATACCCATGGCATCGTTGTATAAACTTTGAATGCGCGACAAATCAGTTGTACGCGTTTGCTGGGCCCACCATCGCTTAATCCATGCAGGGATCCATTCCGCAGTAGTATGTATTTTGAACAGGGTCTGTGTAGTGTCCAATCGATTATGACATTGTAGAGACGCTAATACTCGTAGATTAATTAAAGTTCGCTCAAAAACATCCATTCTATTTTAATAAATTATACTTCACTATATACGAGAAAAACGAACGTAATACGGACCGGCAACCTTTTTTTTGCGATTCCTCACAAACTCCGCCAAATCGCATTCATCCATGGATATTGACTCAAGTTCCAGTGTAGACCCATCTCTCATCTTCAGTGGCGCATCCGATTTGCCACGAAGTGACTCCCACGTTGACTTTGTCAATTTACACGCCAGAGATTCCAAAGAATCGGATCGCTTGTCGGGAACTAAATGCACGATCAGATTCTTGGACTCTTTCAACAGAACAGACTTTGACTGACGGACTGCCTCTTTGTAACCGTCTAGGGACCACTTAGGCGCTTCTAGCTCTGGGGGGCGGACATTGTTACGCAAACCGGACTCGTACACAGGCACAGACGACTTGAAAGCCTTCTCTGACGTCCGAACCTGAACAGAAGGAGCTGTTTCGGCAACCTGTTCCAGCGAGGCTCTTCCAGACATGATTGCAGGCGCTTCTTCCTCAGTCGAAAAACGCTTTAACAGCGACGGAAGCCGGCGAGTCACCGGGACTCCAGCTGAACGCCGAGCAGCAACGAGCACACGTTTAAAATCAGTAAACGCATCTGCGTTCGTAGGCAAACAAGTATAGTTGTCAGTATTAAACTCCTCGAACGTTGGCGTGTCAGCATGGCGGCGACAATAACGCTCGTACATTACACAAGACTCTCGAAGTGAGAGAGACATATTCGTTAGTAAAAGCAATCTTAAATACCTACTTTTTTTGAGTAACGAGGGGGCGCATATGCACAGATACAATGGAAGGCTCTTCAGAATCTGCGTCGTTGTCACGTGTCAGAAATTCACACTGACATTCTGCCATAATCGCAAATGTTATCTTGTCAATCAAAAATGTCGACTTATCGCCACGCCAAACCAACCACTGGTCCTCAGGGATCTGAGAAGGATGATTATGCAAAAACGAAATAAGTCGATACGCGCGACCCTCGACCTCCGCACGACAGTGCACACACTTATTTGGAACAGTCCGCTCCATTGTTTTCTACATAGTTGGCCTCTATATACCTTAAAACTGTAGTTGGTTCGGATTCTGAAATTGTACCAACCTCCGTTTGCGACGACCAATTTCAGGCACCACAAAACTTTCAGCGCGCTCAACATCTTCAACAGCCTGAGACGCAGCAGACTTTACCTTTTCATAATTCGACGCATCGTCTGGACCAGACTGGCGCCATTTCACTATTGACAAAACTGTACACAAAAAGTGAACCACAAACATAGACACTGAAGACACCAACCACCACCGGTTTACACGGAATCGATACGGATGACACAACTCAGAACAACCCCAATACCAACATGACGATATTGAAGGCTGTTTAGAATACGTGTACGCAGCCGGAATAGACACGTTTCCTATTGCACTCTGAAGATTAAATAAATACTTCATGTTGTGAATCTTATCAATTGTTGCGACATGACCCTGTGACGCAGACGCTACATCAGAAGGATCATCACGCCAACCATACGAGGACGCCTTTGTCCAATCCATATAATTTTCGATCAACGGACCACAAGCTCCATTCGACTCTCCATAACCATTACACGCTTGCGGACCACTATAGCGAGCTTTCATATCAGGCCCCCAAAACCAGAATTGACAATCACCTCCACTAGGAGACAAAAAACCAATGTCCTCGTTTAGTGATTCATAACGAGTTGTTGGACACCCTGACAGCGACGTGTCACTGCACACAGAACTATCACCCCCCAAAAGACCTAGACTAGAAGCACGCAATAGCACAAACACGCCAAATGCAACTGAAACAACGCCGAAATACATGGACAAGGCGAACAAAACCTTCTTCGATTGGAGGCCTGCATACACTATCACAGCCAACAACGCAGTCGCAACACACAACCCGCACTCGACAATCGCAATTGTATAAGGCTCATCATGCATGTCATAAGATACAGAATCACCATAATGAATCTCATTGTAATTCGTCAAGTAAAACGTTACAGCATAACCCGCAACTGCAGCAACAGAAAACCACCTCGATAAATACGAAGACATACAACAACACGTCCACAAGCTTATATACGACATTTTACAGCTCATCGTAGTACGCCAAATTACGAAGCAAGCGCTTATCACCGGGCTTATACATCAACGCACGAGACACAGATCGGCGCCCCACCTCGAAATCATTCACAAAATATGCTACTGCGCCAAGTAAATCTGGAATCAAATACTCATATACTTCTCGTCGAATAGACATGACACAATCTGGCAATGGTACCTTTTCAGCCTGGCGCAGATATTCAAACGAACGATCGTAGTCCCCAACATCATAGTAATGATAAGCAATCTCATACAGTGGTTCCGCACGAGCAGGGCGATACGCAGAAGCCGACAACAAAACCGGTTCAACCGAAGACCAGCTCACATTCAATGACATGAGTGCACGTGCCATACCAAAACGAGACGCGTACTCCTCCTCCTCCCACCCTTTCAATTGCCAACGACGCTCATACCACTCATACGCACAAGACCAATTTCCCAAACTCTCGTACGTCCGCCCAAGATAAAATGATGTCCGGTGTAGATTCATACCAGTCTCCCATTCCAATAGCAACAATCGCTCATCCTCGAGCCATCGATCACGGTTCCCGATCGTATCTGACATATTCTTTTCGTGCAAAATATAGACAGGCAAAGGCACATATGCACTAGTCAGCGCACCGCTTGAATGACGCAACATTTCATGCGTCCGACCCACATATCTCCAAGCTTCGCTCGTTCGATGAATGCGGGCACTCTTAAATTCGACAGAAAACGCAGCGTCCAACCCCAACTTTACGCGCATATTGTACGCCGCGAGGCGACCCAGCGCCACCTCTCTAGACAAAAAAACACGCAGATTCGCACCTTCATGCAGCGTCTCGTCCCCGGACAACATCAATGCGTACAATGACTTCTCACCCTCCAAATCGAGAACTCGATTGCGGGTCGATGAAAAATCCAAAAATGGCTCCTCGTACACTTCGCCAGGTGTGTCACCAAATTCCGATTTGATCAGCGCAACAGTATCATCAGTCGACCCAGTGTCCAAAATTGTATATCGATCTACAATACCTTTCACAGACAATATTGTACGTTTTATTGATACAGCCTCGTTCTTTACTATCATTACGAGAGACAACAATGGGGGCTCACACATGGCATTTTCCAAAAGCAGTGCAAGCCAAAATATACAAGACAGTGTCAGCATTGTTTAATTTTTGACACTATATATATAGCCCCCTGCATATTCATAAAATGAATAAAGTACTTCTCTTTGGATCGACAGTCGCAACTGCAATTGCCGCACCGGTAGCACAGAAAAGACAATTAGCCACATGGGCAGGAGGCACCATTAGCGGCGGTTGTCACTTCATGTCCACGGCAGATATCTTTAGTTACAAGATCGATTCCGGGTTCGTGCAGTCTGCCGCGGCCAACGCCTTGGAAGACTCAAACCAGGGTTCTTCGACCATGGCGGATTGGGTTGACCCTACCGTCGGCATTCACCTCGGTACCTTTACCATTGACTTTGTTCTGAACAAGAAATCTGAGGCAGACAATAACTACAACTTCTACGAGTACATCAGGGACACCGACTCCGTCACTGGTGGAGACCAGCCTGGCTGGATAGGTTCTACCCAGGTTGGCGCGTGGAGCCAATACGGTGCGTCCGGACCCGCAAGACAGCAGGAAATGGTCACCGTCTGTTTCTACAAGAACACAGAACCCAGCGCGTGTGCTGGTAGTACCTACCAACAAGAGGTTGAAATTACCGACTCTGATCTTCCCACAACGGCTGGTACTATCACATCCACCCAAGCCACCGACACTGTGACCCTCAACGTCCGTAAAGTCTTGGGAGTTGCCAGTAAATGTGGTGCGGCAGACTCCGGCGCTCAGCTTACCGGCAGTGCTGATGATATCTTCGTCTGGTCCAAAATGGACGCGTCAGCCGACCTCTCTTATGATATTGGCATCACATACGTTGATGCGTACGGGGCAGTTGCCAACGCGGCCGCAGGTCTCGCAGGTGGCACGGACGGGAGTGTCAAGTTTACGGTCGCTGTGAGCCATGCTCATAAAGTTCACGACCTTCTCTTTATTGAAGGTGAAACGACGGCGACTGACTTGCAAGGCACCTTCGCTACATCCAACACTGGCGAAGTTCTTAACTTTAACTACAATGTCGGTTTTGACTCTGGGGGTGGGTTCACAAGAAATGCTCAGGCGGACGTCGCGTCTGCTTGCACCACCGCGTTCACCGTTGATGCTCAGGGTAACACAAAGACCACTATCGCCGGTGACGGAGCCGCGGGTCATAGAGATGCGCACTGGCACTGCTTCCGGTCGGGTGATGACTTTAACAATCTTTTCCCGACGAAAACCGCCGGTGATGGATCTGGAGCTGAAGTTGCTACAGCTGGGAAACCCGTCCTTGATGCGTTGAACACAGACGCTTTGACGCCGCGCCACAGCGCGTGCACTGCCAAGCTCGAAGTTTCTTGCACCAACATTCCTGAGACTTTTGAAATTACGGGCACGGACGCGAGAACCTGCGTTGAAGGTAATGCGTACACCAATGAAACGGACGGAGCAATCGGTCACATGAACGAAACTGATTGCGCGCAATCCGGATTCTTTTCGCGCACATACAGTTACGCCGCGTACAGTCCTATCGAGATTGATTACGAGGCTGCTATCGTGCAGGCTGTCAGGCTTCGGTCGAGCCGCGCCTACCCGAAGGATGCAGATTCGATCGCTAGTGGTGTTACTGTCACGGATCTTTTCGGTACCGTGGCGCAAACGTCGACGTGGGAGTGTGGCGACGAATCCTCCGCGGGTGCGGCAGATGGAGATTGCTCATCTGAAGATCCTTACAAGGTTCTGTACATTGGTACAGGTACGTCGAAAATCGCGTGCGATGCTCTTTCGTCCGTTGGCGACCCGACCGACGGCACTAAGGTTTTGGTGAACGGTGTCCAGGCAGTTGCTGGCGGAGCGTGGACTCAGGCCTGCACGGTTACTGGAGCGTCAACGGTCAATAGTGTGGCAACTGCTCAGCTCGACAGTGGTGCCAAAACTATTCTGGCGCCGCCAATGGACTTCCCTGAGACGTACGTTTTCGCAGCTGTGTCGTTCTCTCACACGACCAGAGAGCAGGCTGTTAAGATCACGGAGGCCGACGGTAGTGTTGACGGTACTTTCAATGGGGCGTTCACGAACGTCTCCGGTACCAGCGAAGGGAGCGCTGTGGAACAGTCCAGCGTCGGTACCGATGCACTTAATGACAATTCGCGCCGACTGCGTTCGGCAAAGCAGACGATCCCGTCGACGACTGTGTTCCAGTTGGTTGAAGCCAGCCAACACATGGTGCAGTAAATCCAATCTTCAATCGACGATAAATTACATATAAATACAACCTTAATTTACAACAAATGCTATTCGTTATATTCTTTCTTTGGTGTGCTTCGTGTGCCCTCAGTAGTCGTGTGATGGTGCCTGGAAGTGGTCGTGAACAAAAGCAATTAAAATGTGCTGACTTTACCGTTCAGTCGATTGTGTCGGATAAGCTTGATTTGGGCGATTTTGATAAAATCATGTCGCGAATGGAATTGGAGTTTCCAGAGGTGTATTTTGAGGAAAGGACAGTCGAGGAGGTATCAAATCCGCCAAAAATCCTTCCTGGTCTTCGTGCCATTTGTGGTAACGTGCAATATAATTTTAGGTATGTTCTTAACGATGCGTGGATAAGGCGTTGGATTATAGATTCGCAAAGAGGGTATAGAGAGATTATTCGCCGTATTAGTGCAGCTGACCCATTCCATACGGATTTCAAGGCGTCTATTCATGTAATGAGTCGAAAGCCGCCTACTATTATGGACACGTTGATGCAAATGCCTTCTGTTGGCGTGGGTTGGTCGCGCACGACCTCCAAAAAGTTTCGCAATACAGTTGTAACATCTGACATTTTTGGTCGTATTCGCATGTTTCATAATCGTAGTCTGCACAACTTATTGCATACACTGTTACCGCCGATCATTCCGTACAATATGGCAGTAGATAGTGTAGGCAACGAGATTATGAGCGCACTGTCCGACCGCGAGATTCATGTAGTTAGCGATCGGCCATTGCCTGACTTTTGGGATGGTCTGGCGGCCGAGTACCCTTTGACTGCGTTTGTTCAGATGGATCCGTACGATACTGATTTGCCGAATGGTACTGTATGGTATTTTCGCCGTTCTTTAGAGTTTATGTATCCGAGTTTAGACACTGGTGCGCGCGTGTGGTTGAATAAAGTTGCGGAGAACATGGCCGAGCCTCTGAACCGGCGTTCTTTATCCCCCTCTATGCCATCAGATACTCATTTTGACGCAACGGGTGTGAATTTGTTAGAATGGATAAACGAGCGTGAGATTGTGTTTTTGAGTTTGTATGACGATACGTCGCGTCCGTGCGCCATGCCCAATGTCCAGCATCGTGGTCGCATGCACATTGGTGTGAATGATCACGAGATTCTGCCTGAAGATGCTGTCGCTGGCATGGTGTTACATATATTGGGTTATGGCGAGCATATAATTATAAAGGATTGTGCTCAAGTAGAGGCTGGAAAGAGTCTTCGTGAAATCCGAAATCAGAATATGGCGAAGACGGCTACTGAGAACAAAAGGGAAGAGAAGCAGGAGCTGTAGTAAACGGTATATAAATAAGTTAACAAATGATCAAGATGCTTTTTTTGGTATTTTGCTTGTGTATGGTGTTGGTGGACAGTCGTTGTCGTTGGCACCCCCCTGAGACAATGTTCAATGATCGTTTGATTCATTTGGAATTGGACGAGTCCCGTTTTATCCCTGGTCGACATTTGCGCTCTGCGAGCCATGGTTCAACAAATCTGCGGTCTACGAATCGCAAGGGAGCAATATATGAAATTGTAGACAGGAAAGATGCAAAACGAAATGTGATAACAGGTGCTACTACCGGTAAGAATTCGGGTATGGCTAGGCACAAGAACGCAGTGCCTGGTGAAGCTCAATATAAAGACCGGAATTTTACGGTAGGTCTCGACAACGAGGGGACAGCTCATTACCAATTGGTTTTTGATCGATCTTGGGCCGCCTCGGACGTGATCTATAAATACATTTCTTCCGAACCCCCGGCTTTGTTTCGCGATGTAGATTTGACCGATCCAGGGGACAAGATCGTTCTGGCAAGGTTCGACCATAGATTGGCAGAGGCATTAGAATATGTCGATCATATAAAGGTGTGGATATCTGTGTTTCCAACTTGCATGCCAACATTAGAAATAGGTAGAGTTCCTTATGACTTTAACGTGACTGCAACGTTTGAGCTGTATCACAGCTATAGGAATAAATTGGTAGCTAACGCGACACAATTTTATTCCGATCGTGGTTGGATTTCTGATGCGTCTATAATCATGGAGCCTGAATTTGTGCAACAAACAAAAAATATTAGCTTACATAAAAATATTAGCTTTAATGCAACGGTCGAATCACCATGTGGTCGCGCGTGGACGGATACATCTTTGGAGGTATACAATACTTCACAGTTCACATATTACAACTTGACAACTGGAGAGTATTTCCAACCGCAACCTGCGTTCATTGGGGATCAAGCGAATTCAATCCCGAGATGCCATCGTCGATGGCAGGGAAATGTGTGCATGGTTGAGGCAAAGATGCGTCTCTCCTATGAGAATTGCCAAGTACCAATTGCTTTTTCTGTTTACCAAGCAGTGTCTCATGTGGCGAGGTTTACGCGCAGAACTATCAGGACGCCAAGACCTGCAAATTTTGACGCCACTCGTAGGTTGCCAGTACCTGATAGGGACGATCAGAGATATGATATGTGCGAATCGCGCGCGTGCGAAGACGAGAATGTCTGCACTCCATTCCATATTGAGAATGAGCAACTTATGCACGACGGCCAAATCATGATTGCCCAGCAAGACGTCATGGGATCTGGTTTCATCGAAACCATTTGCCGCTTTGAAGTGATTGGGTTCTTAGACGACATATGGTCGCCGCATATATATTTTAGACAATGGGTAGGCTACAACTATACGTTTTTATAGCCGATAAGATCATCGTGGTCATTGATCAAGATGCCTTTCTCGTTTGGATCTGCCATCATATATGTTCTATTGACGGTGTGGTGCGCGATATGCTCCGATGTTGTACCGTTATAGATGGCGTACTTGCACACAAGTCTTTGAAATGGAGAATTGCTTTGTTCGTCCCAAAATGCTGTGTACGTCATTCTCTGACCGTTCTCAGATGCGTGCAAGTTAGCAGAGTCGAAGACATTATATTCGTTGATGACTGGGGCAGTTGCGGCCTTTCCTTCTACGAGTTGAACGGTACAGTCTGTAATTTCAACATGTACCCCCGTATGATTACTATCCAATTTAGCTTCGAAAAACATTTCAGAAGACCCTGCCAAAGGCCTATCGTCCTCAGACCCTGACTCTGTTCGGATGACGTATTTGTTGTGAATGGTATCGTGTTCGAAAAAGGCAAGTACATTAAAGTCAACGAAAAGGTCTCTACTTACTGGAAGCAAATCAATTTTTATGTGAAGTATAATGTGACCCATACACTTGTTTCGCCACCAACGGATCATAGCTGTGGCTTCAAGGGGGTCTGTAGATGTCAGTTTAATACACCTGTGCCACCTTGAGTCGTCCCACGGTACAGAAGTCACATTTTGCCATACTTGGCCGTAAGTGCAAGTGTCTAACTCATCTGTAACGCACGCACATTCTGCATCCGGACAATGCACAAGAAGACCGCTTTCGTTCAGACTCGCACGAATCGAAGGTGCCTGACACCGATTCGAACACGTGCATGACGGACAACACTTGCGCGCAGTAGATATTGACATGAATATAAAAATGAGGTAGAAGAACATCGTTTTCTTACTGAGACTATAAATAGGTTGTTTTGAATGTGTATATATGTTATGCCGAGTTGTGTTTAGTTTTTGGTGGTCAATATTTGTTTGGGGGGTGTGGTCTCACTTGAGTCAACCAATGCACGTTTGGACAGTCGATCGACATGATACCAAAACGGTGTCTGTCACGCAAACATTGACTCCAATAGTGTTTGCAAATGCGTCTGTCATGTGGCTCGACATGTTGTCTGACACTGTGCATTTGGATTTGCAAAAATCTAATGACATTGGAACAGTCTCCATAGATTCGGCTGAAATGCTGGTCTATGAAGACGGTTTTCGCGACAAAGTCATGGAAAAGTACCAGGTCATGCTGGGAAACGTCACTATTGGACAAGCGCATCTTGATTTGCTTCAAGACGATGTACACCTCTCACCCTTCCGGTCTATACGAATTTTCCCAAAAATCGAATGGTCATTGGGGAACGAAGGCGTTCCAGACTTCGAAAGAGTTGGTCATTTCAAGGACGGGAAATGGTACGAGGGAAGAGATACTACACAATTAGGCGCCGGCGCGTTATTCGCATGGTGCATCGGTGTCGTGTTTCTTATTGTTATGAGAAGGCCCAGGAACCATCAGTCGACTGTTGTCATTAGGCGCAAAAAGCGCATATTTAAACTAGGTCGTACTAACGTGAAACCAATAAATGGATGGGAAAATGCTTGAGTCTATCTGGTCTTATATTTTTAGCAGCAATCGCGTTGTTACTAATGATGATGTATAATTGCGATAACATAGATGGATTCGTCTTTCATTGTAACGAATGCGAGTCTCATTGCAACTCTGAAAATGCTCTTTGGTTTTTGCTCATTATTTCTTTACCTGTGATACTCATTCTTCAATACATGATTGACAGGGAAGAGGCTTTGAGAGAACCCAGAATTATTTATCTATCATAGTGTCCATCGCATATCCTTCTTGTGGCGTTGGTATGTTCGCCAAGAAATATAGATACCAACCAAAACAATTAGAACAGACAGCATACCCCACATCCGAACCGATTGTTTCACCCCGTCGATCTCTGGCGTGTGGTCCACATTGTTTGTGACATGACGCTCATGTATTCCTTGGTGAAACTCAAATTTAAGCCTATTGCGATCTTCTTCGCGAGAACGATACTCCTGAATATTGTCGATAGTTCTTTCAAGTTGGCGAATACGTCGCTCCAGCTCTATGATTGTCTTCTTGCGCACAGGGTTATCCACGATGTCAGGCTCTGACTGTACGCTCTGAATGACCTGTTCCATGCCGCGTTTCGACGCCGCTGATATTAAGAGTCTGGACTTTGGGCCAATCTGTGATCTCTCGAAAATTTTGGTCAAAGAAAGAACACCGGGCGGAGCATATGCCACTAAAAGCTTATCGTCCTTCTGTACCACTTGCAACCACATCGCCACTTCAAGTCTGCTCGTTGTCAACACTGAAATATGATCTTTGCCATACCACAGTTGGTGTGAGCCAAACGCCACAGTTATGTTTGGTGAGCCAACAAACGTGAAGTTCAGCCACGAGTCCTTGTCCACTAATGGACCACCATATCTTTCAAATTGAATGTAAGTCGAAGGAGAAAACAAATCTAACTCGCAAGTTTTATATTGTTTCTTCATCCGTATTGACGTCAAATGCAAATGACCGTCTACTGTCAGAACATCACACAAATCGGAACTCTGCAATGCCAAAACAAAAGGAAGGAAATATAGATAACGCAACAACATTCGGTTACTACGACGACTTTAAATATACAAACATTCTTTTACATTTTAAATCCATTTGTAACTTTCACACAGAACTCTCGAATCTCGTCGCGATTTCACAGTATTTAGGAGGACGATTGAAATGCAATCCGAGATGCAAGAACTGCCCAAAAATACTCTACTGTCTGGCATCAAAGAAGGTGCTGCTATCACAGGGATCGGACAATTTACAAAAGGTCTTAGCATACAGGTGCGTTCAGACCACTCTGTTGGATCGCCATCGCTTTCAGGAGATTTCCGCCTATTGCACGGGGATTTTGACACCTTTATATGCCATCATTTACCTCTTGGTTCGGAAATGCTGCGCGACGTCGCCACACGGATTTCAAAGCCCACCAAGCTAAACTTTGAAAACGTTAGACAACTCATCATTCAACATATTGGCGCCGAACACAATGCCGAAATTATTAATAAACATCTTTTTGCTACTTCGGAGTGGTCGCTTATCAATATTTAATATAAATAACATTCAAAATAAACGAAGACATGCGTTTAACATTCGGTGTAATGATTAGTCTACTGACCCTGGGCGTTCTTACAGCAAGGGCTCTGTGGCCATGCATGGCCAAATGGCCTTGGTATCCTATTCTAACAATATTCACAGGATCGCTACTCTTCAACATTGGCCTGCATATGTCAAAGTGGAAGTGTTGGTCATACTTGCGGCAAAATCCTGACATTCTGCGCACATCTGCGGGCCGATCGTCTAGCACAGTCATAAACTGGCGGATAATTGTTATTGCACTGGCGGTAGGATGGTCGGCCATTTACGGAATCGTTTCTTCGACAATCGAAACATGCAATACGCCGTTATGGCCAACAGTAATTTGCCCAGCACTAGTGTTTGTCTACACGATAGTTTCGTTTTCGTGCAAAAGTTCGTCGTCCTCGTCATCTGGGTCAATTTCTAATGTAAATGCACTGTCATCAGGTTCGGCTTCATCCCCGCCATTATGGCTGTCTCGTCCTGCAGTGACATTGTATGAATCTGATTCGTCTTCATTATCCTTGGATTGTTCAAACACACAATCCTCGCCAAAATCCAGAGGTATATCCTCATCGGATTCTTGAGATAACTGCGATTTTAATTCAATTTGCTCTTCGGCATTCAATTCACTATATTTTGTTGTCTTCGTCCACTGTTCCTTCAAGAACCATGTACAGCACATCATCACTGCCGAAAACGTTGCCACTGTCAGCGCAACGTAAACCATAGCACCTGATTCGACCCAAGGATCGACATTAGTAGGATCGAACGCAGTACTATTCGATACATTTGCAGACGAGCTCGGTGCAACACCACCCAAATCAGAAGAATTCATTCTTTTAACTTGGAAAATGACTATATACGCCTTTTCATAAATCCAAAATGAAACTTAACTGGTGCAGATCCATCACCGCGACCCTCGCCATCATCTATTTCAATTCCATAATGACAAACATTGTCTCGCTCAGACAACAATGGTACGTTCAAACCGTTAACAATGGGACGGCAATGACACCTCTCTACGATAGCCTCTTTGCAGATTGGCTACACGGATACCAAATTCCCCTACAGGAACAAATCGCACTCAGAGACTTTGTAGACGTATTCACATACAGTTGGGTACTGGCCACCATCATTGTATGGTTCGTCTTCAGTAGAGAATCTCTACTCATAGCAAAAGCTATTGCCGCGCAAATGGTACTTGTACCAACGTTTTCTGTATCTCAATTGTTTACCATTGTACCTGACGCAACTCCTAACTGTCTGAAAGTGTACAACATACCACAACATACTGACTACTGGTGGCCTGCCTACAACTATCCAATGAGGGCGTGTGGAAACATGTTGTGGTCTTCCGATGTCACTCAGCTAATTATCTTTACCACACTCGCCACCCAAATCGTATCTGAACGCAGAAAGGCACTCAGGTGTATCGTGTGGTTCGTTGGTGAATGCTGGACACTCATCACAATCGCACTAATCTTCACTGCCAGATATCAATACAGCGTCGATGTATTGTCTACAGTGGTTGTCGTTAAATTAGCTATCACACATCCGTGGATAGACAACATTGCCAAAAGATGCTTCATCAAGAAATCAAGCTACTACGCCAGAGCACCGTCACCACAATTGCCATTATAGACTATTTACGTCGTGTCACACAACAAAAGATGGACATACGCCCACAAAAATCACTTGTGCCTGTCACTTCACAAATGCATCAACTCGTATCACATTGGAACAATATTATGCAACCCGCCAGAAACAGCAGAAAACGAAGCCGTGATCAAGTTGACGACACTATCCCAGAAACTCAAAACACTTCACTTCAACGCGAAGAGAACCGCTTGCAGAAACACAAAAGCCAAGACAAGCACGAACCTTTTGCGTTCTCTTTCTCGTAAACAAATACTGCCACCTGCGACGAGGTTCACGATAACTCTTTGAACCAGAACCCACGCACAAATAGCTTTGGATACGAGCACTCTTTGGCACAAACACACGAACCACGCGCTCGTGACTATAACTCATCTTTATACAAGGAGTCTTCATTTTTAATTTGTACCCCAAGTCGCTGATGTACTCCACGAAATGCCAGTGAGAAAACACAATCAACATCTTAGGACATATCTCATGCCATTTTGAACTCCACGGAGTCCACACTCGCAAGGGACTGTTCAAATGACAATTCCACAACACCGCGCCGTTAGCCACAACTTTAAATCTTGACGAATACTCACTCAGAATTAAAGCACGCAAATCCGCACGATTACATGGCTCTAAATCGTACGCAATGCCAAAGCGAGACCAATCCACACTGCTAAAATACTTACACGTTTGAGAAAAGACATAACGACATTTCAACGGACAGAACTCCGCCAACAAGATCAACACATCCCAAGGCAACATTACATAACAATAGACCCTCACAACCCCGGCGGAGCATATGACATACATACTTTTTACAGAATAATCTTGGAATATATCTTTTTGTACTCGGCACATCAATTGAATGTATATAAACTACGGGGTGCCCTGGATTACTGTCTCCACCATGGACGAATACATGTCAGAGGATTTCTCATCTTCGTCTGACGAGGAAGATGACATTATTGAAGAGCCGGAAATATGGTGTCAGCGACAACTCGACTACTGGAAAATTGAACACGTCACAGACAATCATAAACCCCCGCCGGTCATCGAATACATTCTACACATAACCTCTTTTCACATTCGAGAAGCAACGGTATTGCCCATTGCTACAGATCCAAACAAAGTCATGGATCCCATCTCTGCAAACAACTGGCACGCATTCTGGCAAAATGGACGCGAAAATACAGATGCCAATTTTTCGTTTCAAGATTTCGATATTATCTGCGAGTATTGTCTTATGTTATGCGAAGCCGTACACGGTAACGTCTCGCACATAAGGCTTAGATCTTGTATTCTGCATTTGCTTGGGCACGGAAAGTTCATTTAATCTTCATCACCATCACAGTCCCAATCCTCATCAGATGATTGCTCCTCCTCATCAGGCACCCAATCTTCGTCTGACGATTCCTCCGCGGAATTCTCAGAAAGGGATTCTTCTTTGAACAAATGTTCCCAGTCTTCCTGCTGCCAGCCATATTTTTTTGCATCGTTAGAAAATCGTTTCCAAGGCAATGGGTCCAACCCGCCGTGAACGATCGGCGCGTCAATGGCATTCGTGATCGCATCCACAAGCGCGCGGTCGACAGACATTTCATACACACAATCCGCATGCACAAACACCACATCACACATCTTCAGTCGAGGCGACAAACGCTGAAAACATACGAGCCATACATCATTATCAAATACCTTCTTATTTTTTTGTTTCAAAACGACTTGTTTACCTGTAATTTGAGCTTGTGTTGGCGTTTTACCCACCGTACCAGAGAATTCAAGAGACATACGCGTGTTACGAAGTATAAATCACAAGTATATAGTGTTTTCCAGAACCTTGGCTAAATGGATTGCGACGGATATGCTACCAACGTCAAGGTTTTTATCAATCAACTTTGCGACATGAAAAAATGCTGCTGTAAAATTCTAGCAACGAATGTCAATGGACCAGGCGAACAAAAATGAAGACAATCAATTGCCGATTGAAATGCAGCGCCATTTGAACTTGGATGTGCGTCCCCCCTTTTACTCAGTGGTGACACGTCCAATACAGGCACAGACGGTCCGAGGATTGATATCGCAATTTTGTCAAACTCGTCGTAACGAGCATACTGTTCACCATAACGAATCGCGCGCGTGCTCCAATCAATATCAACATTCGGTTTCTTAGAACAACCACCAGGATTCATAGTTTTCCAAATTAGTTCAAACTCATTCGATCTATTTGAGTAATCTTTTTTCACTTGGTGCATTATCTCTGTGTATTGCAAGACACTCGCGTTGTGCACCCCAGGCGCAATATGAGCACCCACATTCATAATTACAATACTAGGCTCATATATATCAACCCAGTCAAGCCAATATAACCCCCTGTCTTGTGGCGCGAACGTCTTTGGCGACATCACTAAAGTATCAGACAGTGCATGTGTAATGGATGTTTCACAACCACCTTTGTCAAAGTGGATTACATTTATAAGGGCAGCTGCAGACTGTTCCATTGTAGAGTCGCCGATAAACAACACAGTGCGGTTTCTCAACAACTTACAAAACAATTTGCCATCGAAATCCAACAATTTACACATGTGTGGAATCCACTCCATTTGTAATGGGACCTTGCACTTGCATGTATGTCCAAAGTATCTAGAATACGTGTCTTGCATCCCTTGAAATGTGCGAACTAGTTTTGCACCAATTTTCATTTTTAAACGACTAGACGGGTATTTGCACTCTCCTGCAAACTGGCCCGAACAACATGGAATAGCATAAAAACGATCAGAAGATGGACTCCAGTAACCCGACCCTACTTGACTAGTTGGATCACACAAAAACCGCGCATCTAAAGATTTTCTTTTACTCAGTACATATAAGGCTGCGTAAGTGAAAGAAGCAAAAAGCATCAAAAAAACATGCATCTTAGTCATTCATTTTTTTATGTCTTTATACGTGTAGCCGGTATTTTCCATTCGTCATGTTAGGTTTAAATTATGAACTTATTTAAGTGGATGTCAATAATCTACATGAGCGCCATAAAATCGACCGCCGGCGCGAAGAGACAGAGACATATGGACACTATGCAACACGTGCCGAAAATCAAAATATTAAATTGGCAAAGTGAATCTATACTGTCCGAAAAAAAAGCTGTTTTAATCAGAGAGGGAGTAATATACTCCAAAAAAATTTCGTCTAGGGAAAAGTTTTACGTTGAAGAGGACGAGGAAGGTAGAGACATTGAGAAAAGAGGATGGTATGACTGGATTGCCTTGAATAATATCAAAATCCTAGCTAATTCACCAACATATGAAGATATTCCGCCTTCTTTACTCGAGCCACCAGCTATGCCATTTCCATTCATTCTTATTCAATTTCAAACCTGGACGTTCGAAGACAGTAGTATATATCTGCATTGTTTGGTATCCCTACGCGGCTTAACCGAGTTCTTGCCCGATTCATCTCAAAAATCTGTTGACAGTCGGGAATCTCTAAAAGAGATCGTCTCGGCTTTATTAGGCACTGATGCGATGTACAAACATCTAAAGCCGTACTTGGACGAATTTGGCATTTCCAAATCGGCCATTACACCCTATGAAATAGTATTTTGATTCACCAGCGATTCGAAATATCGATTGCCAATTGCCATCTGAGATTTCGCAAACGCAATTGCCATTTGAAATTTTCGCAAACGCAATTGCCATTTGAGATTTGTGCAAACGCAATTGCCAATTGAAATTTGTGCAAACGCAAACGAAGCATTTGCGCGCCATTTGCCATTGCCGGAAAGTATCACCACGAGAATAGGATTTTGAAATACACATAAAAGAAACGAAGTATATATTGAAAAAAGCTAATTATACTGATGATTGTGTATCAATTCCTCGGATATGCACTTCTATTAGTAGCGTCCATTTCGTCTTCCGTAAGCATGAACTTTCAAAAGTTGGCCGCCAACCAGACAGAATATAAAGATCCACGCACAAAACGAATCAAGCGCGATAGGCATTTGACCTCGCCCCTGTACTGTCGCCCACTCTTTATCATTGCACTTGTTCTTTCTGCAGCTGCATCAACATTAGACTTCCTAGCTCTGACTTTTCTGCCACCGGCTAGCGTTGGAATCTTCGGTAGCATGTCTATCATTATCAATTTGGCAGTGACACGCGTAATTTTATTTGAGAAGCCAAAGCAAAAAGAGTGGGTACCCATTGCATACGTGATCGTCGGCTGCATGCTCGCAATATCAGTTACTCCAGAAGACAGTGCGAACCGTAGCCCACCACAGTTAATCGAACGGCCACAATCCTGTATATACATCATATTCAATTGGGTTTGCTTCTTATCTGCCGCAACGGCTCTGAACAAGCTCAAAAATATACCAGAATGGATCCAACGCGTTGGGTTTCCATTCATTGGAGGTGCGCTTGGCGCACAAAACGTATGCATGGGGAAATATATGGCGTACGCGGCATCAACAACACAAGCTGGCCATTTGACTGTGCGTGCAGACGTTCTGGTTTCAACAATTTCGCTGTGTGCAGCGTCAGTACTCATACATATCGTGTGGTTGAACGAAGGTTTAAAAAAATACGACGCCTATTATTGTATTATTGTCTATCAGACAGCGTGGTTTATATTTACCACGCTCTCTGGGATAATTGTATATGATAACATTGCGCAGCTAGACACGTTTGCAACGATTGTTTTTGCAAGTGGTATTGTGACTGCCGCATACGGAGTCAGAAAAATATCAATTTTGCATGGAACTACACAAAACGAAGATTCATCTGATTCATGTTCCGACCACAATCAGCCATAGACTGGCCCTGGACCAATTTGTACAGCTCGTGCGGGTGCATAGAGTCGCTAACTGAACCATCGATTATTTCGCCTTCTTTCAAGGCCCCAATGACAATTTCTGAGCAATACCAGCGAGGCGACAAGCCAAGCCAAGTATAGGAAGTCGGTGAAGGTCGTATAGGCGACCAATACATGAAATATCCCAAGTGATTAAACCCATCTCCTTGGTGATCTTTACAGTAGGACATCATCGTATCGTACTGTCCTTTGGAACATTCCATAGATCTGAAAAACCACTCCTTTCGACTGAATCTCTTTTTCTCAAGATGAACTGCACCAGAATAAACAATTGAACACGCCAAACCAGACACGGTGTCTTTAGATGTTGGACTGTTGGGCGGGCAAAATAACAGCTCTGCGTGAATGAAAGGCGCAGAACCATCGTCAGTAGTTGCCAACGAAGCAGCTGCGCGATTTAGCCAAGAAGCTTCCAATATGTCGGAATCAGACCTTACAAAACACAGCATAATTTTATGAGTCATTTATCACTTTTTAATTTATCTACTTCCCTTTATACGTCTGTTTGTTAATCATAGTCAGAAGACTCAGCCCAACCAAGTCCAGAGCTCGAACCGTTTTCCCGGGCACTGTCAGACTCTACAGCCGAAGACTCTGCGAACTCAAGGCCAGACGATGTCTTGTCCGACGTTGACTGCGTTGCAAAATCATTATCGCTGTCCGTTTCCACCGCGGACGACTCTGCAAACTCCAAAGAACCGGAATCATTATGCTCGACGGCTGAAGATTCAGCAAATTGTAATTGGTCACTACCAAGCTCTTCGCTCTCAGATTCTTCTGCAAAATTTAATTCGTCTTCTGAAGAGGCCCAATCGTCAGACATATTTGCAACCATCTCTGCAATTGCACCGCTTGGAATATGATACTCTCTCGCGTCTGGTGATGGATTAAGCATCATAAGACCTGGTCTTGGGGGGGCGGCTTCTGAATACGATTCCAACATGTCGTCTTTGAATAATGCTTCCTGACCATCGTCGAATTGAACCACATTCATTTGATCAGTCAGGCGTCTGACAACTCCGGTTTTGTCCGCATATTTTCCTCTAAGAACTCTAACCCTGTCGCCGACATTGAATGCGCGCTCCGGTTCATCGTCAGTGGCATCGTCTTTCTCTTCTTCGTCAGTGGCGCCGCGTTCTTTCTGCAGTTCTTGCAATGCAACGTCACGAGCTCTCTCAATGACCGCTGGCGCAACAGGGTATCCGTTCACGGATAACCCGTTCTGATCGTCGGCGGCAACCTCTTCTTCTTCGCCATCTTCTTCGCCTACTTGTTCCACTTTAAATTGAACCCACCTTACAGAATACAATTCCAACATGTCGTCTTTGAAGAGTGCTTCCTGACCATCGTCTAATTGAACCATATTCTTTTGAGCAGTCAGGCGTATGACAACTCCAGTTTGGCCCTCATATTTTCCTCTAAGAACTCTGACCCTGTCGTCGACATTGAATGCGCGCTCCGGTTCATCATCTGTGGCAACATCCTGGCCTTCGCCCTCTTCATCATCAGTGGCAACATCCTGGCCTTCGCCCTCTCGGTCATCAGTGGCAACCTCTCCTTCTTCGTCAGTGGCAACATCCTGGCCTTCCCTCTCTTCGTCATCATTGACAACCTCTTCTTCGCCAGTGGCAACATCCTGGCCTTCGCCCTCTTCTTCGTCAGTGGAAACATCCTGGCCTTCGCCCTCTTCTTCGCCTTCTTGTTCACCGACTGCAGAATACGATTCCAACATGTCGTCTTTGAATAATGCTTCCTGACCATCGTCAAATTGAACCACATTCATTTGATCAGTCAGGCGGCTGATAACTCCGATTTTGTCCGCATATTTTCCTCGAAGAACTTTGACCATGTCATAGACCCAGAATTTGGGACTGTTGTATTCGTCAATCTTATCTTGTGGGATACTTTCTGAAAAAACTGTGCCGTCTTTTTCTTTAAAGTATTTACGAATGGCGATCTCGTTTTCAATTTGCTGTGAGCCAATTACTTTATGCGCACTGAATATAGCAAACTCCAGCGGGTCAAACGTTTTGTTGTCGTCTTCGTCCATGGCATTGTACAAAGATTGCCACCCTTCCAAATTATCGATTCGAGGACCAACGCCAAGCGCTCTTTTGAGTTCAAGCTCGCTTTTCAAGTAATTCCTCAATTCCGTTTTGGTGAGTGTCTTATCGTTATTTTTGTCCGCGTCCTTGAATACTGACGTAAATAGATCTGCATAGTCCGCGAAACTACTAGGATTGCTGTCGGCAATCGATTGCTCAAGATTACTGAGTCGAATATCGGGTGCCGACTGCTGGCGTTTGGATTCGCCTTCGCCGCCGCGTTTGGATTCGCCACCGCGTTTGGATTCTTGTTGATCTTGAGAGTCATCTCTTGGCAATGGTGGAACTCTTGGCAGGACATCGTCTTCAAAGTCTGAGTTACCAGGTGTCAAATCCGAGTCAGAATCGTTTGCAAAATCAGAGTCTTCTGCAGAGTCTTCTGCAAGCCTGAGTTCGAGTTCCTTGCCAGCATGAATGCGTTTAACTCGTTTACGGTATCCGTCTTGATCCAGATATATGGTAGGTTCAACAAATTGTACCATCTTTAGGAAGTTGTCATCGTCGAAATCATTTGCGTGGCACAGATCAATGATATCTTCGCTTGTTTTATTTAGATGTTGTGGTAGTTTTGACACACGGTCTTGAAAGACACGCATCGAGAACCTTGCCTTTTGTAAGTTGAAAGAGGAGTTCGTTCTAATTCTTGGTTGTGTGAGCCTTAGAATTCTTCCAGCGACGCCTCTGCATCTCGCCCGGAATGTAGGATCATCCGTATCAAGTTTGTACGTCTGGCGTTTCGCAGCAGTTGCTTGGCGCTTGATGACAGTGCGGATGGACACGGTGTTTGAGACAAGTTTCGTGTCGCCATTTTCGTAATGAAGTCGTACGTTCCCGCCTGTCAGTTCCGGCTGTACTACCCTTGTTCCATTTCCGCCAATTTGTGTCCAGCTCTGTGATTTGTTCTGATATTCCCAGTGATATTTATTTCTTGCACTGTTGGGGAACTTATTTGGCCTGACCATACCATTTCTGTAAATGATGAGTAGTGTTTTTATGACCTTTTGTCTGTACTGCGGGGTCATTTCCTCGACTCTCGTTAGGTCTCGTTTGGCCTTTTCGAGCATAGATTGTAGTATTTCTGTATTCTTCTCGTGCGAATACGCTTGCATGACAGTCTTTCTGAAGTTTTGCATTAGATTTTGCGCTTCTTCTCCGGCTGCGTTTTCTTTGCGTTTTTGCGCTTCTGATATTTTCCTGGCTGTCAGAGCCTGACTAAGTTTTATTTCTTGGTTGAGTGCCCTTTGCAATTTGTCTCGTAGGTCTTTTTTAGCCTGAATAATTTGTTTATTTGGGACATTATCGTGGTAGAAGTGTTTGTGTTCTTCCATAGAATCCGTTGCTATGAGACGAGCAGTGGGGTATATATAGGGTCGAATGGTTATTGCTCCCTCTGATGCAGGCAAAATGTTTTCGCAAACAAAGAAATATATATCGTGACAAGCCGACGTCCCGGTGGCAGCGTTGTTCTGTGTATGGTGTGGGTCTGTGCATTGTATTGTGTATTGCATGGTGGATGCTCCGTGATACCACACCTGTCCAATTTGTGAAACCCAGCGTCGCTGATTTCAACGCGCCGCCTGGTGATATGGTCACGCGGGGGCAATTAGACGATGTTTATTGGCGTGTTTCCATACGACATGCCGCAAATCAACTTGCCGGGGTATGCAAGGGCAATGAATATTCCGTGTTGACGCACAAGAATGTGTTAATGGACGGCGATCGTATGCGCGAATCGTTTATATATTTGTGCAATCCGGTTGGAGGTGATATAGTGTCTGTACTGAATGCTCGATACGTGTTGACGGGTTCGTCAAAAGAATCGGTGTCGTGTGTCGAAACGTACGGTAATGTGACCAAGACAATCGTCCGAAGCTATCCGTTTTCATTGAAATATATATGTGGACAAACGTTTACCCAAAGAACTAGAGTTGTCAGGGAGGCTGTAGAGGCTTGTACTTGGTTGCATGCGATCGATATTGTAGAATCGGTTTGGGATTGACCTATAAATAGGGCATGTTTTTTTGCATAATGGATCACGGTGTTTTCCTGGACAAAAATGAAATTGAAGTTGCCAACACATTTATGCACAAAACACCGATGATATATACATGCAGAAACGTGCTTCAACAGCATCTTTTTGGCAATGGTATATTGTTTAATCACAGACGTGGCCGCATACGCCCGGATCCCCATATGCAAGAGATCATGTCTGATTTTTGGTTGCCCTTTTGTCGAGATATGTTCGACAGTGCAATGTCGTGTGGTATTGTGGCCGTACGCGTCGTGACTCTGCAAGATGGATTACGAATCCCAGTGGTGCTCGAGCCCAACTGTGCGCAAATAAAAATGACGTACAACTATGGTATCCGTGAATATGTCGTGCTGGATGCTCAACAGGAAGAGATACCAGATACGCTTGTCATCGACACATTTGGGTACTCTGCGTCTCCAGAGGGAAAGATACGATCAATTATTTGCAACTTGCTTCCACAGATCAGATATATAAACATGATGATGGGCACAGCCTTGACTATGGAGAGGAAGCGGTCAGACCCCGTTATTTTGACGGAAGCCGTAGATACCAGGGTCGATACCGTCGAAGGTATCAACTATGATTTTTATGCGGATGGTGACATGCAAGATAACTCAGACCGAAATAAGTTCCACAGAAATCGTTCTAATGTAGCTCAGCTGGCTCACCAACAAGCCATGTACGATCACTTCTTCGCCGGAGGCCCTAATCCTTCCACAGGTTCTGCGGTACTAGACAAAGTTGTCAATTTGCCATTGGGTCAAAAGGTTGTCAACGTACCGCTTCAAGGTGGTCGCAGCGATTTAGTGAATCAAATAAAGGCATTTGAAGATATTGTGTGTGGAGTCATGGGTGTGCCCCGTTCCCTTATTATGTCAGATACGCCCCATAAGTCAGACTCGGAAGGTACACACCAGACATTTCAAAAAACAGTCATGGCGTGGAAATCGTCCATACAATCCGCTTGCGAACATGTCTACAACATAATATATGCAGACTCGATCAAAACGCAACTCATGAAGGCCATTGGCAATAACAAGAGAAAACGAAAAGAAGATGTGTCGGATTTGTACAAACTGAAGAAACGGTTACAGGTCGAAATAGTTTTCCCTGTTTCACCATTTATGGACCACGAGCAATTATACACACATTATCAGCGTGGCGTGCTGCCGTGGGATACATATGTAGAACACGCGTGTGCCCATGGGTGTTTGCCCCACGTGAAAATGCCAGAGCCTGTTGAGACGACGTCAGATGACAATAGCCCATCATCGTCAAGTAGTGATGCTGTAGGCAATGGCGACAATAGTGAGGCGAAAAGTGACAAAGATAACAATGATGATTCGAAAGATAAGAAAAAGAACCAAAAGAACCAAAAGAAGAAAGATACAGAATAACAATAAAAAATAATTATTTGTCTTCATGGTACATTGAGTCGTAAGCTGACATAATCTTGTAATCTATATGTGATAGGAAATGCTGGTTGCTTTTCTTGGTAATGGCCACAAATACTGCGCCGTGCCTGGGTGTATTGGCAGCTTGTTCAGCTTTGACACGCAGCTCTGCAATTTTATTGCTGTGCGCATCTGAATTGGCATTCACAAGTTTTTGAAGAGTTTCCGCGGAAAGTTGCATACACGTTACGTTCGAGTGAAGACCTGGTCTGTGGAAGTTGACTCGAAGTGTGAGATCGGCTGATTTCAACTTTTCTATAATTTTTTCAATGGACATGGAAGTTCCATAGGTTTCGGTCGTCTGGTACAGAAGTGTTCCTGCACTCTGAACTTTTCTGGTTTCGTTCATTTCAAAAATGTCTTTGCCCTCCTTTCTTAAACTTCGAAGTTGTGCAGCTTGGTGTGCGACATAATCTTTCCTATATTCGCCAGCACCAATTGGCTTGACTGTTGCTTCAAGTATAATGTGGTGTTGTGCGGTTGGCGTGCGCGCCTCTGCACTGACTGTGGAATCGTTCGAGTTGGACCTGAAAGCTAGGCGCGACATAATACTCGAAATACAAATCTTTATATACTGCGTTTTCTATAAAACTAAAAATCTAGTGCTGTTTGATCAAGACGAGTTTTCGCGAGGGTTGTAGGTGTCTTTGCTTTCTGGCTTGGATATCTGTGCTTACAATCGTCTGTAGAACTGCGCTGAAAAGATTTGCTCACAACGAATAGAATCTGCGACGCAGAGAATATGAGTGGTGTCAATACTGACTCTGTGCCCATTTTCAGCAAAGATCCGTTATGCATCCGTAAGATGACGACCACGTACATACCGGCAAAACTTATAATGGTCATGAACGACCAGATGGCCTGGGCATTACGAGGCCCACAACAAGGCGTGATCTCCTTGCGTCTGTCTACTACAGGGTTTAGCGAGTAGTATGTATGCATATATAACTCGTTCAGGGCAATGACCAGAATATGCCAAGACAGCATTGAAAGAAAGATAGTCCTCCATTCAGAGTCGTCCTCATCATCGCTCAAGTCGTACAGCATAACCGATAGATATAGCCAGAATATACCCAGAACGATATCGTGTAACAACCATAACGAGTACACTTTCCTAAAACGCATGATAATTTCCTTGCTTGAGATTTGCGCGGCAACCTGGGCATATTTTGGATTCGCGGCGCATTGAATCAGACATACAAACATAGGCAAACAGGAAATCAGCCACAATACGACAGTTGCCGACCAAAGACAGGAAATAAAAAAATAATGCCCTGACAAAAATCTTTCTCTGTCAAACCAGCTCGTGGCACAGGCAATCACGGCAGCCAAACCAGAAACTGCGCGCAATAAGATAGTCGCCCACTTTACAAAGTCAGGTTTCGACCACATTTCGTGTATTAAACAACAATCTGTTCTCGTCATTGCTCGAATGGCCGTGTTGTATAATAGCCCTTGGGCATACATGGATTTGATATCTGACGTTGTCAGAAACATAATGGTAATTGAAGCTATCGCAAAAAATGGACCAGGTAAAGCGGCCCACCACGCCCACATGAGGGCAATGCAAGAGAATGCAAATAATACGTACATTACTTAAAAAAATCTATATTTAAATAGGTTCACTTTTAAAAAAAGGTTGCATGGAACGATATGATACTATTGCATTTTGGATTAGCAACAAAACAGAATTGCCAACAAATTGGCGAGACACTTTAAATAATGACAGTGTCGAATCCGAATGGCTATTGAACCCAGAACTTTGCCAACTGACACCTAAAGACATGGTGACATTTCTCAAACGTAGCTCTGACCATGCGATGGCCGCGTCAAAGAAATACATAGCGGCATCCGAAAACGACATACCACAATCGTATTTGCACTGGTGGTGCTTCACATACTATGCAATCATTTCCAGAAAAAACACGACGAATATATACACAGTAGCCGAAAGATGGCGTCCAAAAATCGAAGAGTGGAATGACATGGTCAGAAGCCCAGAAACAAAAACCAATTCCATTTCGACGACTGCTACGACTATAGGCATATTCCAACTTTGGCTAGACATATTGTTCCTAGATATATCCATGTACAAAGACGAAAAAATGAGGCTAAATGTTCCTCGACTGGTCAATCGCGATATAAAATGGATAAAACACGAACATCAAGCACCAGTCCAACAAAAAGAGACGCGCCGAAGGACATTAAAGTATATTATGTCGCAAGGCAAAGCTATGTTCAACGAACGCGGATGGACCACCGGCATAGAGTACTGGAATGATGAATGTAAGAAATTTTCAATTCTTAGTTGATTTTAACATAATCGAAACATCTAATAAATGGAGCGCCAGCATGAATCCAGAGAGACATCCGATAAAGAACAGAATGGTCAACAAGAGGACCACTCTCATCTCACCATGCGAATTACACATGACCATGAGAGCTACCAGCAATATGTAAACGGAAATGCCAATGGATGACAGCAAATTCTCAGCCATGAACACGTCGCTGAATGTGCCATCGGACAGAACTAATGCCAGCACAATGCCTATGGCAAAGAAACACATAATGACCAACCAATATATTTTTGTAATGAAACTTTGAAGATCGCGCAACTTCATTAACTCGTAGATAGAGTCGGCCTTCATCTTGCCAGATTCAAGGTCGGGAGCGAGCATTTCGTCTGATTCAGTTGTACCATTACCAGCACGTCGCGACATTTTAAAACATAAGAAAAACATTAAATAGGACCAAGTGATTACGTTTATGGATTTAAACTATTTTTTGACTTGCACTCGTTCATTGACAATCTGTATTTCATCATTTCTACTTGCCGCCGTAACGCAGCGACTTCAGTCTTGGACGCTGACAATTGCTGACTGAGCGAACCGTTTTCCTGCAATGAAGCCTGGTACGCTTTGTTCATCGTGTTCAGATGCACCTTCAGGGTCTCTTTCTCGTGCTGTGATTCGCAATACAAATTGCGCAATGTTGTAACGTGTGGAATAAGGAACGCAATGGCTTCCTCTGCAGTTGGCACCGTTGCCCGAAGACGCTTACGAAGATGAGTCAATTCGTTATCGAATTCTGCAGGTCTCTTGTTTGATGCGCGCCCTGCCGTCCAATCAAAAGACGACACGTGCACGCACTGGCGCTTATTAATATCCAGGCACTCTTGATACGGCAAATGTCTTTTCAACGAGTGTGTCGAGTCCAACAAGACATGGCCATCTCGACCACGCTTCGACATTTTGATACTTTTGTTCAAGCATTTATACGGACTTTAACATACTCCGAACATATTCGAATAGACGATTAACATGTCGCACCTGCAGGGTCTCGGGCATGTCTATTCACATCTCACCAAAATGGCTTGTGGAAGCGTGGTACGGCAAGACACCGTTCAAGTCTCTGCCGGTGTTGACTATCGCGGACAAACAGCTCAAAGTCACAGTTTTAAGAGAACACGGCATTGGCATGCGCTCGGTTACGACACCAGTTGCGTTATGCGACCAACAAACGTACTGCTTTCAAGTACCAAATGCTTTGCGCGCATTCGTGTACAATACTCAATACGCAAAAGATATACAGTTACTTTTTAAGGACAACAACCTGGAAATATCCGTCGAGACACCGTCAATTGCAATTCAGTATCGCATACCTCATCTGGCACCTGCCCAAGACAATTTCATCCGTAACTCGTCGAAAGATACTCGTGTCGAAATTGGCTCACAAGATTGGACAAACGTTTGCAAGACCATGCCACAAAACGGGCAAATTCAAATCGAATGCACCATGAACAAAAGGATGGTCACCGTAAAACATTCAAAGAATAATTGGTGTGCTTGTATTATGGCAAGGACCAAAGCCACAAAGTCTGCTCGATTTGTTGGCAATTCTAGTTGCACGCGATTTTGTTTCAAACATGTAGAACACTTGCCAGCATTCGGATCATTAATATTTATGGAATGCGGTGTGGTACAATGGCAATGCGGCTTTGTGACCATTTATTTGGCACCACAAGATGACTAATTATATATTTTCTTTCTTTTTTTTTAATTTCTACTAATATAATGTGTAATGGACCATTCGTCTATCTTTTTGATGAACTCAATATACTCGTCCGACTGCAACATTTGTTGATATGGGTTGCCGCCAGTTCCCGGTGTAAGATATATGGAACCGAAAACACGTGCGAAGGCATTGTCCAAAATAGCGTCAAATGATGGTTGAGTGCCGGATGTATGCAAAATAGCTGAGAATCGATCTCTTAAAACTTTGCCATCAGGAATACCTCCATCGGAATTGACTGCAGAAATAGATCCATATTCAGATTCTTGAGCCGGTGCTAATACATAATGTTCGAGCTGGCTCACTGTATTTTCCAAAAGAATGGATTGTGTACACAAAAACATAACGTCGATAGAATAAGGATTGCCTGCACTATCGGAAGGAGAACCAAAATTGCACAGACTATCGCCTGCAATTTCATTTCCATAGTTCGAATACGTTTGCATTGTATCTTGACCTTGGGCGTCAGCGCCATTCATCTCGTCCAAAAATATATCTTGAATTTGCCAATTAGACGCATATCCTTGAATATATTGTGTCACCGTTGACGAAACATTCGTCGAACCATATCCCGTAGGTACATAACCATACAAGCGAACATTTGAGAGTTGTTTCAATTGTTGAATGAGGTCCGCCCAGCTTAGGTTTGGCGCGACTAATGAATCTGCGCCATTACTTGGGTTGATGATGACATGGAAGTGTACTCGTGGGTATGCTTTTGCTGTTTCAATGAAAAGGACCCATTCTGGCGCCATGTTATTGTGCGTTCCATTCCAATTGTGTGGATACACATATATTGGCGCGATGACCGAAAAGTAGGGTACACAAGTTGGCGTTGCTTCTTTGACTTCATTTTGCTCATGAATTGTTTGCAGTTGACGGCATATGGTTGAATCCTGATCGGCAAGTGTTTGGACAGATGTTGGGCCAAAGTTGTTGGTCAAATGTCCGCGCCACTGTATACACGTTTCTGTTGTGTTTGCAACGGCAGAACCACATTTATCTGATTCTGAGAGTGGCGTGGCTGCATCGGGGTTGTGATGAAGCTCAAAAGAGGCATACATAATTGGGCATGAGTGAAGTGCGGAATGATACTGAATGGAATTGACACACTGGCCCTGGCAATTCACAGCGCCAATGGCACCACACGTTCCTGTTGAACTATCCGCACATTTGTAAGGATGCACTGCACAATCAATAAATGTACATTGCGATACGTCTGTGAGTGTTTCTTTTCCTTCTGTGCACGGCACACATTGAGTACCAGAAATGGTAACAAACTGCCCCTCATTATTGCGAGTGTCTGAGCCGTCTGCACATTGTTGACATGCGTCATTACCCGTTTGGAATTTGCCAGCCTCACAGGCAACACATTGTGAAGCTGCAATGGTAACCGGACTATTCGTCTCATTCAATGTTTGAGAGCCAGCCGGACATTGCTGACATTCGTCAGTACCACTCTGATAGTGCCCAATAGCACAAGCGGTACATGCAGTGGCCTCCATAGTGACGTACACATTATATTCATAATAACGATCAAATACACGCACTTGACCAGCTTCAACTCCATTCCCATCATGCCCCACAGACCCAATGGCAACCGTCGACCCATGATAGTTTGTAGCTATAGATGCTCCACTAAAGTCACCCGATGATTCGCCAATATTGTTTGTTTGGAGAATCCAAGCATCTGCAGCTGTACTCCAAAAATAACTCCTCACGTGACCGGAATCCACCTTTATGCCATTTGCATCGGTTCCATCATTCATAATGGCCCCGACAAAAAGACGCTCACCGTTACCGGAAAGCGCTATAGAATAGCCGCTCAAATCGCCACTAGAGTCGCCGATTATGTCTTGACCTTTAGGCAGCCAGTCATTCAGATTAGGGTAAGTTGATCCACCCCATCTGTAATAAACTCGCACATGCCCAGAGCTCTGCCCATTCCCATCATTGTGAATTGCGCCAATGGCTAACACATCTGTATAGCCCCCGTCTTGTAGGTCTACGGACCACCCACTTGCATCGCCCGGATACTCGCCCTTAATCTCTTTTACGAGCCCCCAAATTCCATTGGAAAATGTATATATCCGCGCTGCGCCAGAATCTAGTCCATTTGCATCAGTACCCACGGCACCTATAGCTAAAACTAAATCCGGGTCCTGAACAATTGAAACAGAATAACCACTGTTTTCGCCAGGAGTTAATCCTTCAATAGCTTGGCCTTTTTGTGTCCAAGTCCCAGTGTGCCATTCAAAGACGCGTACATGGCCTTTTCCACCATTAGCCCCGGGCGAACCAATCGCTATTATGTCTCCAGAAGGACAATCTATGGCAAGACCACTACCGTCCTGCGCGACTTCTCCATCGATATCCAATCCTCTTTGTACCCATAACGAATTTGTCAAATCGAATATGCGCACGTGGCCAATTCTTGTTTCATTTCCATATTCACCAGAATTACCATGAGCACCAATGGCTAACACATCTCCATTTTTATTGAGTTGTACAGAGCAACCGCTAAAATCGCCAGGCATTTCGCCGATAATTGTCTGGCCAACTTGGCTCCACGCCCCAGACTGATAGTCGAACACACGTACATGACCGCGATCTGTACCGTTCAAGTTACTTGCTGGCGAACCCACAGCTACCCTTTTAGTGCTGGTGGCAAGTGAGACAGAACCACCAGCTTGATCCCCTGGTAGCAAACCGTCAAAATCGCCAATTTTGACGTACTCTACAGTATCGCCTATAGTACTGTAACCGTCTTCACATGCTTGGCATTCGGAATCGCCAGTCTGATACTTGCCAATTGCGCAAGGCGTACATAAAGTGGCCTTCGAAGTTACAAATACATTTGATGCGTTTTGGGTCTGACTTCCATCTAGACAATCCAGGCAAGTGTGATCCATAGAGTATTTTCCCACAGAGCATGTTGTACAAGAAGTTGGAAGTCCTGATACAAAAACTATTTCATGACCAGGCTCGCATGCTACACATTGTGTCATTGTTCCGGATGCCCGCCAATAGCCGGCTGCACACTCTGAACAATCTGTAGCGCCCAAATCTGTATACACTTCGCCAAACTCGCGTTCATAAGGATGATAACCATTACCGGTACCATTCGTTATTTCCCTACCATCTCCACACAACATGCATCGTAATTGATACGCCAGAACCGCCGTTCCATTATTCGTGTATGGCATGGGACCTGTACTAAATCGCCTCGAATACTTGCCACCACTGCAAAGACTACAGACATGTCCACCGCCCGTCGAGGCAATCAGGTTTCCTGTAGAACCCACTCTAAATGTGCCAGTTCCGTCTGGACAATCAGAACACTCTGCATTATTTTGGGATACTTTGCCATAAGGACACCCACGACAAAGATTTGCACCCGAAGTGACGTATGTAAAATCGCTATAGGTTCCAGACAATGTCATCGTGCCATCGGTACATGCAGTGCACACGCCAGAACCACCAGCATTATACTTACCAAATGAACATTCCTCACAATTCGTGGCACCCGATGAGACATATGTACCGTTCACATTCTGAGTCTGTGAGCCCGCAACACAAGATTGGCATTCCAAAGAACCTGTTTGATGCTTTCCGTACGAACAAGGCAAACATTGCGTCGCGCCTTCGGTCACAAATTGGTTCATCGCATCGCGAGTATCTTGGCCATCCGGACACGATACACATTGACCATGCGTGCCTGGGGTGTCTTCGCACGTAAATGAAAGCGCACACCTATGGCACGAATCCAACACACAAAGATTCTCAAAACTATGATAGTCTGCATCTGTATCACATTGTGATACAAACGCCATAGATGTATCCGATGTATCAACTGACTCATACTTTTCCACACAATCACTGCCGGTCCATTCGCAACATGTCTGGTAAAAATCCCTATCATCGGCCAGGTTCGGGTTATAATCCGGATTTGAGGGATCCATATTGCTTGCAGTCCCTTGGCAATACGCTTGATCTATGAGGTCAAGCGTCGAGTCGCGTGCACTATCGCAACCACTACTATGTGCGTTTGGACCTGTCATATCTTTCATAGTGACACAAATCGCTGGCAAAGATGCATTCAATACGCTCACTTCATACACACCAAGTTCTGCACAATTGCCGCCAGAACATGCAACATGATCCATCACACCTGCGAATTCGCTACCATCATTAAATATCATTGGACATTCAAAATCAATAATGCCTTCCCCCAAAATTTCAGCTATGCATTGATCTACAGATAGTTCCATAATACTCAACCCGCTGCTATCCATAAATGTATGTAGGGCATCTGAGTTTTGAACAAAAGATACATTGCCATCAGAGGTTTTCGAAAGAACACCAATGTCAAAAGCAGTTTGACGGCCACCAATCTCTGAAATTGCAATTCTAGTTGGCTCTTCAATCTCCAATCGAATATGAATATTTGTACCATTGTGGGCATTGCCCAAACTCAGGCGTCGACCCCCACGCTTCACCAAGCGCAAATGCTGCCCACATGTGGAAACAAGTAAAAGGGCCATCAAAAACATCAACATCGTATGCAGATATACTAATTTCTTAAATAGTGTATTTAAGACTCCCATAACCATACCATGAAGAAAAACACATACATGAGACTATTCTTCCATTGTATGGGAGAATGTGACTTTGACGTCGTGTTCATGCACAACTCAAACATCATTTGCCAGCAACGATTTCAAGAGAATAACACTTGCTTTGGTGCGTATTTTGGAACATACAAAACACACACATATGTACAATATGATACAATACCCTACCTTAACTACTCGGTTCACTTGGGCAATTCGTCCATTCCATTTTCGCACTCTGAATATCAAAGACCAATTATATTTCAACCCGGCTTTCCTCGACCTCGTGGAATTCGGCACGCGGTTCATTCACACTATTTTTTAGTCAGATTTGCCGTTCTAGCAGTACTATGCGTCATTGCATTGGCTATACTTAGGGTTAAATCACCGCTTAATAAAGACAAACATCCTAACCCCATAAAAGCTTCCAAACTTTCACACGCTCGAGTAGATAAGAAACTAAAAATTTGACAGCATATAAATCAAGTGTATTTGATTCCAATCCATATTATGTAACGCATTTTAACTATATAACGATTATGTCATATTTTATTCGCGATGTCCACGAAATGCACAAAAATGCGCTGGTTCCTGTTCATTTGCTTATTTTTACAAGTGTTCGCTTTTGAAGACGACGATGACGATGATTCCGACGTCGGCACAACCATCGGAATAGTAAGTTGATTTTCTTAACCATGATTGTTTTTCTTTACATTTATCTAACTCGTCATCTGCTTTCAAACTTCTAATTAAACAGGACCTTGGAACAACATATTCATGTGTGGGAGTTTTCCGCAACGGTGCCGTCGAAATCATCGCAAACGATCAAGGCAATAGAATTACACCGTCTTATGTGGCGTGGAGCGGTGATGAACGGCTTGTGGGCGATGCTGCGAAAAACCAGGCGACCATTAATCCAGAAAATACTGTCTTTGACGTCAAACGTTTGATTGGGCGCAAGTTCAACGATAAGACGGTTCGTGCTGATAAGAAGTTGTTCCCATTCGACATTGTGGACAAAGGTAGCAAACCGTATGTTCAGGTGACCATCAACGGAGAGAAGAAACAATTTGCCCCAGAAGAAGTCTCAGCCATGATTCTTCAAAAGATGAAGTCAACTGCTGAGAATTTCTTGGACAAAGAGATTCAACACGCTGTCGTCACAGTCCCTGCTTACTTTAACGATGCCCAGAGACAGGCTACGAAGGATGCAGGCAGGATTTCAGGTCTCTCTGTAGAACGCATTATCAACGAGCCAACAGCCGCTGCAATCGCGTACGGTCTTGAAAAGAAGGGGGGCGAGAAAAACATTCTTGTATTCGATTTGGGCGGTGGTACCTTTGATACAACACTTCTGACTATTGATAACGGGGTTTTTGAGGTCCTCGCGACAAATGGAGACACACACCTGGGTGGATCGGACTTTGATCAGCGAATTATGAAGTATTTCATGAAAATGTTCAAGAAGAAGCACAAAGTGGATCTTTCACAGGATAAGCGCGCGATGCAAAAATTGAGAAGAGAATCAGAACGCATTAAGCGCGCTTTATCGACACAGCCTCAGGCCCGTGCCGAGATTGAAGCGTTGTACGACGGCATTGATTTTTCAGAACCATTGACGAGAGCGCGCTTTGAGGAACTGAATTCAGACTTGTTCAAGAAAACTTTGGGACCGGTCAAGAAAGTATTGGATGATGCTGGACTGAAAAAGTCAGAGGTAGACGAGTTGGTTTTGGTGGGTGGTTCAACGCGCATTCCAAAGGTTCGAGCTATGCTACAGGATTTTTTTAACGGAAAACGTCCAAATGCTGGCATTAACCCAGACGAAGCGGTAGCATATGGCGCGGCGGTCCAAGGCGGCATTTTGTCTGGGGATGGTGGTGACGCTACGAAGGATATTTTGCTGCTTGACGTCACACCGCTTTCTCTTGGCATTGAAACAGTTGGTGGCGTCATGACCAAACTCATTGAACGCAATTCTGTCATTCCGAGCAAAAAGAGCCAGACATTTTCAACATACCAGGACAATCAAAACTCTGTAATGATTCAGGTCTTTGAGGGCGAAAGAGCCATGACCAAACATAACCATGCCCTTGGAAAGTTCGAACTCACTGGTATTCCACCGGCACCTCGCGGCAAACCCCAAATTGAGGTCACATTCGAAATTGACGCCAACGGGATTCTTCAAGTCTCCGCAGAGGACAAGGCCTCAGGCAAAGCAGAGAAAATTACCATCACCGCAGAAAAGGGAAGACTGTCAGAGGACGACATTGAACGTATGGTGCAAGAAGCGGAAGAATTCGCGGACGAAGACAAACGCACAAAGCAAAAAGTTGACGCCAGAAATGCCTTCGAAGGCTATTGCTACAGTCTCAAAAATTCACTACAAGACGAAGATAAGGGCATTCCTGACAAAATCAGCGAAGAAGAACAAGAATCTCTCGAAGAAGCCATCAAGGACGCGTTGGAATGGCTTGGCGACAACGAAGAAGCAGAGAAAGAAGACTACGAAGCCAAGCAAAAGGAACTCGAGGACATTGCCAATCCTATCATGCAACAGGCGTACGCACAAGATAGTGAACAACCAGGAGATGACGACGACGACGAAGATGACGAAGACGAACTTTAAGTATAATTTACAAATATGATTATTAATAAACACATCTTTCATAACGAATCGAAATGAACGCGTCTGTAAGCGACAATTACACCAAGCCGTACGAATTTGATTCTGGGTCGCCAGATGAGAACCGCACTACCACCATTATATTGTCTATAGTCATGCCAGTTTTGCTCGTTCTTTTCTGTATTGGTTACGCTGTGTGGGATATGGAGCGAAGCACAAGACCAGACCAAGCAAGAGCCCCGAAAAAGCAGCCCAGAGTCCAGACCAGACTTCAAACTAAAAAAACCCTCAAAGTTCAACCTCGGATTATGTCGATCGATCAGGAAAACAAGGAAAACAAGGAAACTCAGAACGCTAGTGCAACACGAGAAATATTACTCACGTGAAGCTTTAACCCTAACATGTGAGAATACCGTATAAATATATTCGCATCATCAAAAACATGTCTGAACATTATCTGCGTGTCCGCAGGCTTCTAGTAGAAATCCTAACTGAAATTGTGAAACAAAAAACCTTTAGAGAAAGTTTCAACTTCTTTCAAGACGATGATTCCGGAGAACATACTGCAAAACAACTTCTGAACGAGGATTCTGAGTTATCCAAACACATATCAGATGTTCATCAGCAGATGTCCGACTTAGAAAAACATTTTTTTAAGAGGGAAAAGTTGTCGACTAATGGTTGGCAACCTTCGGACACTGACATTACCACGTGTATATCAACCAACAAAGAAGACTGCACAACAACAAGTATACGCTTAGACGGTAAAGACCAAGGATTAACTTTGGATGATATCGAATTCTTTGAATTGTGTGCATTTGCCAACGACTATACTAGAACGGTTCAAGACACACCAGCACAACGGGTCATGGACAGACGCAGACAATCGGTTAGTCTTTACAGACAGTTTGTATCTCTCCAATAGATGCAGCAGGCGCCGCCGCACTAGCTGTACTAGGACAAAATTCGTTTAAAACACATGTGCTTAAATTTTAAGGGTTAGTCATTCATAGTAAGACCTCACTACTGGCCTTAACATTTGCATCGAAGACTTTTTGCCATTTGCCGACCTGCCCAATGTATACTCCGTCTCTCCAATAACTTTTCTTACGTTGCTTGGTCAATTCAGTGGCCTCGAATGGCTGACCACTTTTTGTTTTGCCTACGTACACGAATTTTTGATATCTTCTTTGAATCTCGGAATATAATGCGTGGCTCGTGGGCATCGCCTCGTTCATAATATGAGCGCGCTCGTTTATATGTAAAAATAAGTTCAAAATATGATTCATTTGCGCAGTTAAAGCAACGCGAATGGAGTATAAACAATTCGCGTTGCTATACGATGTACCACGAATTATTCTGGCTCGTCATCGTGTTTGGTGTGGGTGTTTTACTGACATATATCAATTTGATGAAGAGTGGTGTGTTTCTGGGTTCTCTTGCTGATCCAATTCCAATTCGCATTTGGACAATTAGCATGGTGTTGACAGTGGCTTCTTTTGTGTACGTATCGAATCAATGGATTTGGCACTTACCGGCGAACTCAACTGTCTTTGGTATGTATAGTATATTTTTGTTAGGTGGGCTGACTTGGGCGCCAATGATTGGTGACGCGCTCAGGCGAGAACGAAAGACCTTGTGGGTAGCTTTGTCTTTATGGTTGGCTGCTACCGGATGCATCGGTTTGTTGGTTATGTCTTGCAATCATCCAGACAATCCATTACTGATTGCTAGCTCGGCATGGTTGGTTATGCATCATGTGTTTGTGGATGCGATAGCGTGGTATACACGCTGGCAACCGGCAGTCGCACCTTTGCCTTTGTTCACTATGGGTTCTAGCTTGGTTGGCACTAGCGTGCCGAAAATCTAGAATATATATGAATATTAAAAAACGGGGGAAAACGCAAATTAGTTGTCTAATTCTTTAATTATATTTTGTAATGCGAGAGCGTATTCTTTCAAAAATTCAGATCTTAGTAATAGATCTCTTTCTTGTAACGGTTCTCTGGTTTGTGGATCGGTGCCCTTCGCGCGCACCCAGGTAAGCAACTGCACTCTGTCATAGTAATGATCATTCAGAGGTGTTTTGACAAGATCCGATGAATAATCCTGAGATATAGGACATCTGAGCATGTGCGTAACTTCTTCCCATTTCGGACTTTCTTCGTATTTTCCTTCGAGTTTTTCCATAATGGAACAAAGAGCAGATGTAACATTCGCGACAACGGCTTCCAAGATCATATTGGGCACAATATCGTCGCAAAGTTCAATCGCTTTGTCTGCAAATTTCTGTTGTTTTGTTTGGCGAATCATAAACCGACAAACATTTTGAGACACAGAAGTTCGATTATCGTTTAACAAAATTTCAATGTGTCCAATCCTGGAATGGGCACATGCGTGTTCTAAAGGCAATCGCTTGTTCTTCAACTTTACGTTTGGATCAAGTCCTCTGTTCAGACAAACTTCCAAGTAAAAAGCTGGAACCGACATCAGGCCTTCCATTTGATATGTCGGCACTGATTCTACTCTTTCAAGCACTTCTTTGAAAAGTTCTTTGTGTTGCCGCCTTATGGCTGCGGAGATGCATTGGGTTTGAAGCGTCCTTGCGAGCGTCACACAATTGAGAGCTGTTGACACATGCATCTTCCCTATAATTTTGAGCCATTCACCCACCGTTGGCTGGTACCCCGATTCAAGGCATAGTTTCATAACAGTCGAGTCGTTTCGACGAATCGCTTTCTGAAACCGCACCGCAATCATTTTATTTTTTTGCGCTTGTCTAGATTCGGAAAGAAGCGGCGCTGGCGGTTGTGAACTAGACAAAGTCGACGAAGATATGGTGTTTATCTGAATTATAGGCTTGCCAGACTGCGAAATTGGACCATTGCCAATCATTGTCACTTGATCTGTTCTGGCCCTCTTTAATGGCGTTTCATCGATCGTCGGGTCATGGGTCCGCCCCTGGGGGAGCATAATCAATACATGAAAAAGAAGGCATTTATATACGTATAAATCGGATCTCTCTTGATGCATACCCTAAAATTTGCAAAATGGAATTGATCCAACACGAGCGCCAACATTATGTTCGCATGTCACAATTTTTATCTGAGTGCAAGTTTTCCGAGAAACAATTCGAACGACAGTCAGACTTGTATCAGCTCAACAAATCAAAACCAATCGAGACGATTCAAGACATTGACGGAAATGAATATATATTGTGCAAGTCGGCCTGCTATTTTTTGGATTGGTTTATGGAGCACAGCTATAAGCTTCACCCAGAGATGAACCAATTCAAACACGAATTGAGCAAGTTCACGAAAATGATTCCAAAGCGTGTCCTCAGCAGGGCGATCCGAGTTGAGTTGGCGTACAGACAAAAATATCGATGCAATAAATGCGACATTCTGCTTCCGCCAGATTTTGAGATTGACCATATTGTTGCCCTGGAAGATGGTGGACAAGATATTGCGGCGAACTTGCAATGTCTGTGTAATCCGTGTCACAAAAATAAGACACGGCTGAATCGTTTGCGAAAACATGCGTTGTTCAAAGACGAGGCAGAAGCCATGCATCGTGCATTTCAAAATCCAGTCTTCGAGACATCTGATGACGTCATGACAGTCGAAGAATCGGATTCCGAAGACGAAACCCCACAATTAATCTTTAGTAAATATTTTAGTAGACAACAAGATACAAAAACAAATTAATATTTGCGATAGGGGTTCCATTTTTCACCCACGTTCTGAGCAACGCATGGCAAATAGGATTCTCGTGAGAAGACGTATTGATCAAGGCACCAGTGGAAAAAGAGAAGCCCCCATACATATAGGTCATAAGATTGGATCGTATCTTCATCATGATGTTAAAACAAAGTTAAAGTTTTAAAAAAATATATAATCTAAAACTTTAATGTTACATCTTTAAACATAGCAACGAACCCGCCAATATGTCTCACTGGGTCGATTGGTATAGGCGGCTCACCCATATTTCTGCGTCGTAGTTCAACTCTGGGAAATCTGCGCCGTAGTTCAGTTTTGTATTCTTTCAGTAATCGTTTAATCGTGTCTTTGACGCTCTGATGTCCCGATGCCCAGTCTATTTGTCTTAAATACCTATTCATTTGACCGGTAAAATCTTCAATCCTATCTGATTTCAAAAGTTTTTTCACGATTGCATCGTGGCCATTGTAACACGCAATAAACAGCACAAGGCCTTGATTCACATCGACTCTTGGATCCCTAAGAAGGACCTTGACGGTTCTATAATGATTCTCGGCACACGCTAAATATAAAGGTGTGTGATTTTGCCCGTCAACTTGATTCACGTCGATTCTTGGATCCCTAAGAAGGACCTTGACGCGGAGACGATGACCATAAGAACACGCACGGCACAGTGGCGTCTCGTGATACTTATTAGATATATTAGGATCTGCGCCGGCTTCCAAAAGCTTTTGGACAATATTCACGTAAGGGGTAGGGTTAAAACATACTTCCCCTTCGCACGCGAGGAAAAGTGGTGTGCGACCATCTTCTTCGGCCTTATCCACGTCAATTCCCGGAGCGGTCAGCAGCGTTTCGACAATTTCGTTGCGGCCATTGATCACCGCGACGTGAAGTGGCGTCCAACCTTTGTTGTACGTTGATAAATCAACCGCTTTGTTGGGGTCAATGGACTCGAACCCACAAAGTGCTCTGATGATTGCGCGATGACCCAATTTGCACGCGGCATACAAAGGTGTCTCTCCATAACGGTCTGCTATATTGGGATCAACTTTAAATGCCAAACTGCCATCCTTCTCCCAGCCACCGGTGCGCAACAGTAGCTTGACGATTTCTCGGTGATTTTTATGGGTTGCAATGTATAGTGCCGTGTAACCGAAATAACCACTTTGTGCATTCACGTCAACTCTATTGTCGGCGAGCAATACATGTGTCTTATCAATAAAATTATTATAGCACGTGACATACAAAGGTGTATATCCGAGACTATCTTTTTGGTTCGGATTGGCACCGGCGCTTAGTAGCCACGTAAATATCTCATCATCTTCATTTCCATAACGACACGCGGCGGCCAGCGGTGATGTTTTATTCACGTCGATGCGTTCCTGGGCCAGCAGCAACCGGACCAAAGGTTTGAGGTCCCCCTCAACCGCAATGTAAAGTAATGTCTTGCCATCTGTTATTGCATTGGGGTCGGCGCCCGCGGTCAAATATTTCTTGACATCATTTAAATCGCCATACTCACACGCGTCAAAAATATTTTCGTACACGTCATCCGAAGAGCGTTTGCGCTTGATGAGCTGGCTCATTATACAAATGGACGGCCGTTTTATAGTAACAAAAAATTGAACAAATAAAACACATCACAAAGAAAAGACGCGGCTTAATAACATGCGTTGTTCAAAGACGAAGCAGAAGCAAGGCATTGTGAATTTCAAAACCCAGTCTTCGAAACATCTGATGACGTCATGACAGTCGAAGAATCGGATTCCGAAGACGAAACGCCACAGCTAGTCTTTAGTAAATATTTTAGTAAACACCAAGATACAAAAACAAATTAATATTTTTTCTAACACATATGTGTTTTAAAAAATAGGAAGTCAAATGATAATTGTAGAAATGGATATCAATGACAAACTGACCAAACACGATCTAACTCATGAGACAGGCCACAAAATTCTTCATACCATTGGCAAAATGGAAATGGCTTCGCCATGTTTTGGCAAACCGTATTCCGATGAATATTGTATGGATTATCTGCAACTTCCCAAGCTCAAACAGTTGAGCAAAAAAATCAACTCGCGAATTCCACTTGAAAGAGTCAGGACATCGGTAAAGAATATTGAAATTTTTCTGCTCCACATGACCAAGCACTCGCTGAAAACAAAACCTTACAAGAACGCCCCAATTGGATCACTAGCTCCGAAAGACAAATATCCAATTGAGAATTCGTGTAAATCGGCCATTAATTTTCCATCTTGCGTCATTACCAGCGATGGAGTCTACATACATATGCACCATATTCGCGCGAACCTACAAGATCAGTTCTCACAGGATCTTGATCCAAATATTAATCAAGATGTTTACAACGAGTATGATATTCCCACCCAAGCCTGGCGGCGTGAAGACACTCCCTGGAAAGCAAAAAACTGCCCAGCCGAGACAGTAATAGGCGCTGAAATAATTCGTATGGTGTATGAAAATCAAAATGTCTACGTGAAATCTCAATTTATGAATCAATCCGGTGACCATGATTACAATTATTGTCAATTGATGAACTTGAAAAAACTCTGCAATGAAGTTTCACACCAATTTGAAATAGAACACCCGATGAAGTATTGTAACGTGCGTACACTTGACATTGAACGTTTCTTTCACGATCTAAAAAAAATCACCTTAATATCTAAAGGCGTGAAGGTTGAGTATTTGAACGGCACGACATATTACAAAGTACATTTTAGTAGACGTAAACGAGCGTTCGCGGCATGTGTTATTACATCCGATGCGGTTTACTTGCACACTAGATTTTTCCTCGAACAACAGGAGCTGGAAAAAAAAAGTAAGAAGAGGCATCGTGAGACGTCAGACTTGCATGTTGAAGACTTGGAGACTCGGTCTGTTTTAGCACGCAAACGACTGAAAGGTGTGAAAGAGCAATTAAGAGCAATTCAAGGATTAAGCTCTAGTCTGAAAAGGCAAGTTGGAATTATCGAAGAAAGTATCAGTGTATGTCTAAAAGAAAAATAATTTAAGATAAGCAAATATGTTCATCATGACGTAAAGACAAAGTTAAAGTTTTAGTAACAAAAAATAGTATATACATGTCGTTTGATTATGTGCATTATGATTGTGATTGGTATTGACCCTGGTACGAAGAATTTGGGATGGTCTGTCTATGATACAGAGAAATGCCATTTTTTAAGTTTTGGTCGTTATGATTTGACAAAGGACCAGCCCAAAAATAAGCATACCAGGTATGCAGACCTTGTGAAGGATTTTATCGACGCTTCAAAAGACGTGTTCGAAATGGCTGACGCTATTGCTATAGAAATGCAGATGATGGCTCGTTTTAAGGTGATTGAGACGGCATTCCAGTGTTTTTTTTATGAAAAGGCGCACCGCGTGTCAATGCGATCAGTGCGATGTCATTTTGATATCTCCACCAAAAAGTATTCGACGAACAAGAAGGCGTCGATTGACATTGTTCCATCATTAAAGATATCGTCGCAGAACAAACAATGGTTTGCGCAATTCGACAAAAAAAAGCGTGATGACGTAGCAGATGCGATGCTTTTGGCCCTGTATTGGGCGGAAGTAAAGGCGCCGAATGCTACAGTCGTTTCTAGGAAAAGAAAACGATCTCAGGCGAGTATTTAATGTCTATTTTGCGCAGTGAATGTTAAGGTGGGCTGTCGTTCTGTTTTGCATACTGTGGTTTCGGAGAGTCTGGGTCCTGATCTTGAGTTGGCCTGTCCGGGTGTGTTCTGTGTGTTTGCTGTTGGCGTTTCATGCGATCCAGACATGTTATGCTCAGACTGCCAACATAGCCAAATACTTTTGCATAAAGCGACAGAAGACCACCCAAGAGTCCCACAGATTCGATGACAGAAGGGTTAATGTCAAAGACGTGAAACCCGTATATAACAATGATGCCACCGCATAAAGCGCCTCCAATTTGTTGTATTCGCGTAAATACAACTTGAAAGCGTTTTCTGAGTTCAGGGTCGGCATCCCTGAAATCTTCGAGGTCTTCGTATGTTATTTTGCGCTTGCTTGCAAATCGCGCGTAGTCTGGATATTGATTCAAGAACATATACACAACGGTGATTGAAGCTGGCACCATGTAGAATCGTGTCCTCAGAGTCGGAATAAGTAGTAGCAGAGCCAGGGCAATAATAGCTATCCATACTATACACTGAGATTTCATTTATTTATTTACTTACCTATAAATACCGGACAATAATTGTAATTCTAAACATTTTGGCGCGTCCTCAACAATTTAAAGAAGCCATTCGTGTTACGCTTCAATGACACTGTGTACAAAAGCGCCTTTTAAGGATTCTTTAAACTGTTGTGAACGCGTTTGTGTGGTCGTATATATTTTCTTCCATTGTGAAAGCCATCTCTTGAGCCATTTTCCCGTATGTTGGTTCAGATCGTTTTGTTTTTCGTGTCTGACAATTTTGGACCATCTTTTCTGCACGTGAAGGATGCGCGCAAATTGAGTTTCTGCTTCTGTCAATGTCATTGCTGCCTGCTTGAGCGAGTCGTTGTCAAGGACATCTATTTTTCGCATTTCCTCGAGCGCGTCGTCACGTTTTTGGCGAATAGCATTTGAATGTTCTGTGATGGTTTGCAACCAACGTTGGACATAATTGAATATATCCACAGCATTTTCCTCTGAGTATTCAAACGTAGGCGCAAACCACTTCATTTCGGGTACTCGCGCTTCGTGTTCAGTGACCTCTGCGACCTGTTTCAGTAAGGCAATGTATTGCTGTTCCTGTTTTGCAAGATTTGCGATGATCGTCGCGAGTTGCGAGACTGCCATGAATTGCTCAACTTTTGGATGGTCTCGTTTTTTCCTGGGCCTGGGCGGCTCACTTTCAATGCGTCTTTTTTTCGACGGCATGTCATAATCTGATTAAAAAGCATTTATAGGTGTTATCGCTTATTTTGGGATTAATCCAAAATACAATAGTATGTGTATCATCTATAGTGCACCATTAAATGTCTGTGTTCGATAATTCTACAAAAGGCATCCTTTTTAGCCAAGTGTCTAAAAAAGTGTCAACGTCCATTGGTAATTGGGTTCAAACATTGTATCCGGACATTCAGTGCCCGACTTGTCCGTGGTGTCATACAAAAGGCGTGGAACTGCATCGCTGCCATGTTGGTCCGCGTAAGGTTGACATCATTCGTGCGGAAATGGACGTTCTTTGGAAACTTTCCACGGCCATGGGCCAGGTGCCAAAAATGGACACTTTTGTACTACGGGTGACCGACCGTGTCAAACAAGATCACAACGACGGGTTTACGCGCATAGAGATCGCATGTGGGGCCTGTAATCCATATTTTGAAGAAATGCAGTTGGCGAAACTCATCGAACTGAATCGTTTCAGCGGGCGCGATCGCAAAACCATGTGGAATATGTACAAGAAGCGAATCGACAATCCGAATCCGGTGAAAAGACGCAGGGTCGAGCCAACCATAACAAGGTACTTTCGGAGGCCGCACGACGCAGACAACGAAGACGACGAGGAAGAAGAATCAGCGTCGGATGGATTCGAATCAGACGAAAGTGATTCTGAAGAATCAGACGAAAGTGATTCTGAAGAATCAGACGAAAGCGATTCATATATAAACCACATAAACAATCGCACAAACAAGATTCAGTGTATGAGACAAGCAATTGAACGTTTTCAAGGCCCTCTGCACCCCAATAATCGCTTCAAAGGCAACGCGAAGTGGCTTGTTGGCCAGCTAAAGAAAGAAACGGAGCGAAAGGGGATACACACTACGACTTTGAAACAAATTTACTCGCTTGTGCACGGGGGACCCGCCCGGGGCCAGATGGCAAACGATCGCGTTTGGTTGCAGCAAAGCATACAGGAATACGAAATTTAATCTGAGAGTTTAATTCCTTTTAGTAATCCTAACGAAGCTATAGGTATAATGTCTGTCAAGTTGCAGAGGAGCAGCAATTTCCACAGATTTGTAAAGTTCGTGGATGTGACCCCAAACATGTTTGTGAATAGAGATCCCCATTCAGAAGAGATCACTCCACCAAAGTTTGTAATGGACATTAAGAGTGCGTAAAGAGTGCCCTCAACGCCTACTGGACATATTTGTGCACCAAGGACAACCATAGGCATTGTTATGAACTGTGAAATTAGAGTTAGAACAATTCGCTCGGCAAACGCGAATACAAAGTCGGGTATTCCCATGTCTCTGTTGACGTGCAAGACCAGTAGAAGAAGCGTATTCTCAAGCACAAACGAAATCAACATTGCCCATCCAAATACTTTGATAAAGGCCACTCTGCGCAGATATTTCTTGTAGACGTAGGTGCCAAAGATTTGCACCAGGAACCCCATGGTATCAAGCAATCCAAATTCGTCAGCTGTGAATCCTAGCTCGCGCTGATAGAAGAACGTCATAGCTCCTCCACAGCTGGGCGTCACACATATTAAGAAAATGAATATTGCTGGACAGTAAATGCCTGGCTGGCGAACGGCTGACCAAAGCTTCTTGCCGGTCTCGCGCATTTGCACTTTCGAGGTTGTTTTTCGGTCCGGTATGTAAAGAGCCACATACGTAATCATGACGGGTATGAATGAGTTGATGAGGAATACGCGCGTCGACCCTAGGTAATCATAGGCGATTGCGCCGAGTCCCGATGCCAACAATCCACCAGTAAACCGCATCATCCATGCATGTGATTGGACGACCCCCTTATCTTTGTCTTTTTCACCGCGCGCTGCTTCCACTAGTAGAGAATCCGCCATGACATCGGCAAAGCACATTGACCCGGACGACGCTGTCATCACCAACGTAATTACAAACTCGTCGTGTGGTACAAATGGCAACAGAATCCACATGTAAGCCGCCAGGAATGCAAAGACGATCATGTACGGTCGTCGCCTATATCCAAAAATTGGATATGAGTCAGAAATGAATCCATATACTGGCTTAAGGCACCAAGGTATGGCAACGACTCCGTAAATGGCTGCCATTTGGGCAGGCGATACACGCACTGTATCCATCATCCAGTAGCGCATGGCCACCGAAGTAAACTGAAAGCCAAAGCCCAGAAAGAAATAGAATGTTAGTAACGGGACATGCTGCATTTAACTAATTTGTATTGAATAAAATACCTTTATTTCTTTGGTTTTAATGGATTTGCAGCCAATTCATCTCGCCGCCACGCGGTTTTTCCGTTTGACAAATCCTTGTAGTACGTAGTGCCAGAGGATGCACACTTCACCTCGGCAATTTTTCGAACGTCTTTAGAGCCTGCTAGCGCTAACCCAAAATGGCACTGTGTATTATATTGAGAGAACATCTTTCTTAAGTTTATTTATCTTTCGACCTAACTAAATACGTTCGAATGGTTCACCTGTCACGACGCGGAGACATTGGTTCGGAAAGTATTCCGAACCAATGAGCATATATCCCGATACTGCCAAGCGTGTAGAATGGACGAAGTTTCAAGTAATCCAAAGTCGCTATTTACCAAAGAATCGCCCGCCTTAGGATCTAGTTAAATGACCACATAAAAAAAATTGTTATTTTCTTTTTTGCCTATTTTTCATGCTTCTGGCAATGTGTGCATCCATTTTTCTTCTCTCTTCATTATGTAGGGCCCGCCGAATGGCGCTAAATTCTTCATAGGTGTGAGCATAGTCAGATGCAGGAACGTTCGGGTTCGGGAATGGCTCGGCATACTGGCCAAATCTTGCCGCATATATGCCATAAAGTTCGACTCTGAGAGATCCTGGTAAACTACGCTTTGGACATGTAAACCAGTAACGCTCTGGTTTTTTGTCGTGCCAAAGCCATTTATACTTCAGGGTGTCCTCCTTCACGAGCTCCGCTAGGCGCTGATTATCATAATGTTGTTTAAATCTGTACGACCGGACAACATTTCTGCAGTAAATAATGCCAAAATCTGTCATCACATGGTCTCTATCAAGTGGCTTTTCACTTGGTAAGATTGTTCCGTACCTAGTTCGCGGTCCAACTTGTCTTTCAATACGTAGTTCGTTCTCGAAGGCAATGCTCTCCATTGTCTTCATGAATTTAGAGAATGTCTGCTCTGTCAATCGTGTCATGAAGAAATATAAGTCACTCCCTATATCTTTATCTTCGTCTCCGAGACGGTTTAAGAACTCCTTCCAGTTGCCCACCAGTTGTTTGATTGTTTGCGCTGAATCTAGACTTGCCCAAAGGCCTTGTATTAAGTCGGTTCCAACTCTTCTCATCCTTTCGGCATTGTCGATACTAACAGCACCGTGATTCTCCTCAAAAAAGTCTTGTAGACATTCTTCGATGAGTGTGTCGAGCTTATCTGGCAACACGTGTTGTCGATATACCGGCTGTGCGGCCGCCACTGGTATTAGCTCTTCGGTTGGAAGCGAAGGCCTGCGCGGGAGGTGTGATGGCTCTGGGCTACGCGCAGCCGATGGCTCTGGGCTACGCGCAGCCGATGGCTCTGGGCTACGCGCAGCCGATGGCTCTGGGCTACGCGCAGCCGATGGGTTTGCGTCGCGACGGAACAATCTTCGAAGCATTTTCAGCTGGCAACGCCTTTTTATACAGTCGTCTCACAACCCAACACCTAATAAATATTGGCCAATCACAGACAAGTTTTCCGACGACACTGCCATCAAATATTTGTGATGTGTTATCGATGAGTCAGTTGGTATGTTGTGTACCAGTGCAGAAACCGGAACGTTGATAATGCCAGCTTCCCCGGCAGCTTTAAGTACCGTCATGACGGTGGTCCATTCTTCTGAGACGTTAATTGGAAATAGTTTTGATGCCGGTATGTCCTGGAGTATCCGTAGAAGTGTTTTTGAAAGATCAAGTGGGTGTTGGTCGTCGTTTGAATTTTGAACAGTTTCAAGCAGCGTTTGTGCTCTTTCTAGCCTGACTTTTGATCTTCGCAATCTAGACATGATTATATTGTAAGTCACTATACTTTATAGTCCGCTGAGATTACCGCCTTGGGGTTAGACTATAGTCCACCACCAATGAGCATGTCACGTGTCTATGGCCTCGTTTTCCACATATGCCGCATTTTGATTTGTTTTTGTACAATCGTAAATGTTTGCGTTTAAAGGGGGCTGTATGAGTGCACCCGCACTGCTTTTTGTGTTTCTTGCACTTTTTCTGTGTATGACCCAGGTGGCCGCACCAGCCACATCTGCGCCGTCTGGCAACATTTCTTCTTCGTATTCGTCTTCGAATTGGAGGAGTCAATCGCAGTGCAGTTGGCGGCCTTCTTGTGAAACCACTTGAGGGTGTGCGTCTTGAAACGAGAGTAGGTGTTGCAGCTCTTTGACTCTGAATGAGAGGCGACAATTGCAGCCGAGTTGTGGAATCTGGCCTGAAATGAAGTCGCTTTAAATCGTATTTACAAAATTGGTGGCCGCAGGGCAACGCATACATGAAATCGTTTTTTTCAAGGCAAATCGGACATTCATTTTCAGAGTTGTAGAGTCTCAGGGCACACGTGTCTGGCCAAATGGTCTTGCAGAGAGGACAATTGGGCATTTGGTTCTAATAACAATTGGCATCGTTTTGTAGGTTATTTTTCAAATGTCTTTCGTTTCGACAAACATAGAAAATACTCTGTCGTACTCTGATCGAAGCGAAGTGTCAGTCGGAGTTTTGGTTGTTCTGGGCACGCGAAGCGTTTCAAGGAAGAGCGGTTGTCTCTTTGGTAGCCATGTTCCGTAGTGACCTAGCATTATTGGCGTAACTAGGGGGATGTTTAGACGCCACGATAACCAAACGCGAAGTTGCAAGAAAGGCATTTGAATCATTTTATACGTGGAGCATTCGCCCCTGACGAAAACAATGTGTACCGGTACGGATGGACTCAATTTTAGCACCCCGTACCTGGCAAATCTCTGTTCGTCGTCACCAGTCTCTGCTAATACAATTTCTGGGACACCCCCGGGTACAACGAGCAGCGAATGTCCGGCTGCTAGCGCTGACTGCATCGCGTTTTTGTTTGCGGGTATGCATGCCAGGAGCTTAAGCAGCCATCCAATTACCGGAACGTAAAATAGGACCGGTGCGACACATAGCACTGTTTCTGACTCTGGCACGAGATGCACACCAGCAATAGCACCGCAGCATATAAGCCCGTGCGGGTGGATAGTGATAATACATTGTTCTTCAAACTTGAGTTGATTACACGGGAACCAATCACACCACGGGATGTTTGATATCCACCTTCTTACAGGATGATTCACAATGATTGCGTCATGACTCACATATTGTGAGAAAAGAGTGATGGCAAGGCAGATTGGAAATGCCGCCATTGCGAAAGGGACTGCGCACAAGACACCTATGACTAATAAGGGCACAGACCAGATCCAGAAAAATGTGAGCACAAACATTAAGCAAACTTGCCACGGTCGCATATATAAAATAACAGAACACTTAAATATACTCTTGAGTATTCAACGAAAACTCTGTATATAAATAGTTGTGTTGACTTCAAACTAGATATGCTATTGTTCTTGGTTTTGTTGTTGGTCGGAATGTCTTATGGACACACAATAACGATTACTGTTTCGGGAGGGAGCTATACAGACCCTTATTATGATTTTGGGTCGACGCTGCCAGCGACTTTCATACGTGGTAACACATACAAATTTGTTGGGATAGATATTGGCACTTCTCATCCCTTTTCTGTCGGTGTCGACTATGAACAACAAGGGACATTGACAGGGTGGAGTGGTAATTCTGTGAGCACAGGTATTAGAAGAACCGAAGAGTTTGAATTCACAATTCCGACCGATTTTGCAGCAGGAAGCAAGCTGAAATATTTCTGCACTAGACACTCGAGTATGCAGAAAGACTTTGACATTAGCATTGTTGACGCGGCACCGAGCGCTCCACCTGCGCAGGTAGCACCGAGCGCTCCACCTGCGCAGGTAGCACCAGCGTCTAAAGCGAAGTGTGACACACATACTTGCCCTTCTGGCAATGTTCTTATTGCGGCGGCAAGCTCTACCGATTGTGCGGGTACAACGTGCGACTCTGGTGACGATGGCGTTTGCTGTGAGGCAGGATATTATTTCGGAGATGCTGAGATAGATTTGTGTCCTGACAACGGAACTGTCCAAATAGTTTGGTCTGGCGAACACAATATCCAAGAATCGGACGACCATGTCTGCTTATCTGCTTTGAAACAAAACAGTTTACCGTTTGTATTTCCCAACACGTATGCTGTTGGCGGACACGTTGGTTTTTTGCCATCTGGTACGCGCAAACAAATCCAGGCCTCCGATATATCGGATTGGAATAGCGTTCGCTATTTCCGTTGCACCCAGCATTGTGCAGGCGGCGCAAGGATTAAGGTGACTTGCAATCGTCAGTCGCCAACTCCGGTCTGCCAAGCGGGTTCGGATTATGGATCATTGGGCAGGGTGTACGATGAGAACGCGCCCGAATGTCCCAATAGCGCGCATCCAATCAACTCGACTACAGCAGCAGCGTTTCCAAAGTCAGACTTGAACAGCGACCGTAGACTTTGTAAATGTTCTTCGTGTGACACGCTATTTGAGGCAATGGCTGGCGTAGACGAGATTTGTCACGACGGCGAATGGAGATCCAAGGGTTCTTGTAATACGTACACGTGTCCCGAAGGATTCTCCGCCAAAACGTCGCTCGTTGTGCCGAACTGCGGCGGTGCGTATTGTCGTTATGCTTCCACCGTACAAGGTGAATACGGATACGGGACAGAAGGTTGGGGCCAAAACGAGGAAGAATTGGATCTTTACAAGTGTTGTAGTTACGATAATCCGGATTTTACGTACGTCAAACATCCTCGAAATGTAGACGGTACTTGGCAGAACAGGGCCCAGGGCGCAAAAGGATGCCTTTCTCAAAAATGCCATGCGAAGAGCCAGACGTTGCAATTTAAACACATGGTATGCAATTGGAATTCTGGAGCGTGTAGAGCTTGCGATTATTGCCAGGTGCATAAGTCTGCCATGCCCGATCTGGAGCAATTTGAATTGGGAGAAGGGTGTATGCAGGGATGCATAAATTATTTATATTTGCCGGCAACGAGTTTTAAACGCCAACACATCTGCCAGCATAAATGGTGCGATCATTGTGGGTTTTGCCGGGCAAACAGAGCCTTCTGCTCGACCCACGTGTGTCCAAAGGGTTATACGCCAAAGGATAATGTCGAAAAATTACATTGTGAAGGTGCGGCGTGTGGGACCAAACAGGACACGAGAACTTGCTGCAACAAGCCAGCGTTTCAGGCGAAGGGCGGTTGTAGTGCAGCGTGCGAACGATACGTAATAAACCCATTGTTTGAAGACAAAGTCGAGAGATTCTGTAGTTGGTCGATGTGCCAAGAATGTGACTTTTGTAAAAACCACAAAGGCACCTGCGACGAGTTTACATGCCCGTCAAATACGACAAAGGTAGAAAACCCAGAAACTGTGCAATGCCGAGGTAGGCACTGTGTTATAGAGTATGATATCATGGCATGCTGCACTAGTGATCTATTCGCACAGGCCAAAGGTTGTGACGCACAAATCTGCGCCAGAAACTACGCGTCCGACCGGTTCTTACATAATCGCGATAAATTTTGCAATTGGGGAGCATGTCGTCAATGCAACTATTGTAAGACCAATAGAGCAACATGCGACACGTACACTTGTCCAATTGGATTTGAACAAAAGAGCAACCCTAGTAGTATTGCGTGCGAAGGTAATACCTGCGAGACTCACGAGGATACTCTGTCGTGCTGCACACCTCCAACACTGTCTGGCGACTCCAATTGCTGGACTGATAAATGTACGAGATACGTCGAAAATCCACGTTTTATGGATAAAATGGATACTATGTGCACTTGGGATATGTGCAAAGGTTGTGATTATTGCAAGTCGTCTCACAGAGATACATGCGCCACATTTACGTGTCCACTCGGATTCCAAGCAAAATGTAATCCTGAGCACATCTATTGCGAAGATAAACCATGCACTCAGGACGATTTGTTAACATGTTGTGATTACCCACCATTCGTTGACAAGAGTGGTTGTGGCAAAAAATGTGAAAGGTACTTGACAAATGGGGTCCACGCGAGCAAAGTAGACGATTTTTGTGATTGGACTATGTGCTCAGATTGTGACTTTTGTCGGATAGCCAAAGGCGTGGATCAGCCCCTGTCAGGCCAATGTTCTGCTCATGTGTCTGTCTTCAAGCCGGTCGATAAGAATGCATTATCAAATGCAATTTCCCAATGCCTAAATAACGCGCCGGACGGGTCGCAATGCTTCGCGTGTCAAGGTGGTGGACTCAGACAGGCTGCAGGTGCATGTGGTGACGGTGGAAACGCAAGTTTCATTTCAGATTGGGACACGTCTGACGTCACAGATATGAGTGGTCTGTTTGTCAATTTTGACCGGTTCAATCAAAATATAGCGAGTTGGGACACAAGCAATGTGGCAAATATGGCAAATATGTTCCAGAGTGCCACAGACTTTAACCAGGACATCAGCGGTTGGAACACTGCCTTGGTCGAAAATATGTCAAGTATGTTTGAAGATGCAGTGGCGTTTGATATCGATATCAGTTGTTGGAATATTGTAAATGTTAGACACTTTGACAAAATGTTCTCTGGGGCAATTAAGTTCGTAATTGGCTTATGCTGGGAGCCTCGATTAGAAGCAGGGTTTAATAACATGTTCTACATGACAGGAGGTCAAGAATCAGGGGCAGCATATATAGATAGTACATGCATTGCGTCCGGTTGTAATTGAATCGTCTTTTTATTTAAGCTTTGCGTAAATTGTGAATATAAATGAATGTTCTTTAATTAAGAAGTTTCGCGTATAGGGCAGTCCTTTTGGTTGTGCTTGCGCATTGACTTCGTGAAGTATTGACATTTTCCATATGTCCACATTATCCCATCCATTTTTACGGTTGGTACTGGTTTTTTTGTGCATTCGATGCCGCATTGGGTTTTTATTCGTTGGCTTTCGCTGTCGACTTCCCATACCCTGCCAAATTCGTCGTAGTATTTGCGTAAGTTCCATTTCTTCAACACGTATGGCATGTGATGAAGCCATCTAGACCTCCTTTGATTTGCATATTCCAAGTCTTGAGTATCTTGGCACGATGCTTTATTGTGGAAGATGCGAAGTCCATAGTCTGTGAACAATTGCCTGTTGTGTTTTTTGAGTGTGAGCATTGCGTCGTAATGATCATTACACTTCAGTTTGTCATCCCACACAGGGCCGATACGCGACCTAGCCAGGAAGAACTGCTGTACGACATCCGTTTGGATGCTTTTCCCACCTCGTTTGGGGTACACCATCATAAACAACTCATCTTTTTCTGTGACAAGTTTGGCAACATGGCCCATGTGACAGTCATTATAATTTTCGCAACGCAGAGGTGCAATGACATCAAGTGTGGGCATGTTGCTCATTGTCTTTGCAAGTTCTCTGACCATTGACGGATTCTGAACGATGTAATCATCGTCAGACATAACGAAATATCCGTAGCCTAGATCCAAAGCCTTTTCAACAATGCGGTTCCGACCATAGCCTGCACCCGAATTGTATGGCAAATCCATGTAACTGACCAGCCAATCGCCTAAAATTTCTCTGGCTTCGTTCTCTGAACTTTGCGCTGAATCATCGCCTATGATGACATCTATAGGCTGTGGTAAAAGTCGAATCGATCTCAAAAGCGCAAATAAGCACTTTGGTCGTTCAAACGTTTTAATGGTAATCACTGTATTTTGTAAAATAGTATCCACAGTTTCCTCTTCAGACCGAATGCAATTTACTTTTGTATCTGATGCACTCACAATTTTCTTCTCGCAATCCGCGACGCCTCTGGGAACCATCTTCCAACAGTTGTCGTTCCAAACTGGAGTGGATGTCACAATTTCTATAGAGTCACTTGTAATGGTTTGCAATCCTTCCATCATGTAGGAATGCATAAAAAAGGTCTCTGGATTTATGACCCATTGTGGCACCGACTCTGCCGGATAATGTTTGATAGGTGCCACGAACAGCGATTCTGATTCCTTGCCGTTTACCAAAGCAAACTTATCATTTATGCCATGCCATGCCGCACAATCTTCTGTCACAATAAACATTGATGTATGCTCAAAATGCAATTTGCGAAGACTCTCCTCAACATCGAAATGAGATATGTACGCATCATCCCGAATACGTATCGAGATATCGGGTACCGTGTCTATTCTCCCTAAAATGTTATTGCACGTTGAAATCGTTTGATATTGCCGGACGTGGTTCCGAGCGCGCGACTGTCGATATTGGATGCCCCGCCCTACCTTATCGTATTGGTTTACAATTGCACTGTTCAACTCAACGTGTGCGAACTCAGGTTCTTCAAAGTGCACGGCTTTGACACCAATTCTTTTTAGTTTCGCCTTGGCCTCGCCAATGCTAATGAACGACGAACTGTCTGAAAAAGTGTTGCTCTGCATATTTGTGTAACGGGTTTTGCCAGATGACAACGCTAAGCCAACCCGAACATGTTTGAACGTGTTTAGTAATGGCAATAAAAGACGCCTTATCTTAGACTCCAACTCCAACCTCTTTAGTTGACCAGTCACACACACGAACGCGCTATCGAGTTTCGTCTTGCGTTGTACACTGGCCCGAACATGATTTGAACTCATCAATAAAAAACCTAACTTTGATGAATCGTAATTTGATTTTGAACTCAAGCAATTCTGAAATGCAACTATGTTGTCTGTCAGTTTTTGACAGTTTTTGACGTGCCAATGATGTACTAAATGCGGTTCTTGCCACCGGATAATAGTCATATTCGTGTCGGTACGTACACGGTTAAAATATTCCTTGTCCTCGCCCCCCCACCCTTCAAACGTCTCGTTCAATTTATGAGTAGCAATATCTTGTCGATGTATTGCGAACATACCATAACCATACTTGCGCCATGTGCCTTTGTACGGGGAAAAGTTGTCCACGTCGAATTTTGCAATCTTACGCACTAGATCTGACGACTTCGGATTATAATTAGACCAAATTTTTGGAAAATATATAGTACCTGGTCGGACATACTTTTTAATTTTCCAAAGAACATGCTCACTGATTTGTATATCCACATCGACTACCATAAACACAGTGTTCTTAGACATTTCCATATTCATCATTTGATTAATATTGCGAGCCCTTGAAAACTTATGTCGGGCCGTCTCCAGAACAAGCTTAAACCCATGAATATCAGAGGGGTAATCAATCACTGCAGCAGGGTCCTTGCATTTGTAGTGCAAGGACACAAAACGTAAGCCGGACTTCCATGTAACTGACCAGGTTTTCATCGCCTTGTTAATTTCCAGAAATCTGTAAAAACGGTCTTGAACGCACGCCGCAACTATTCCGATCACCAATTGCTTAGGAACAAGTTCGTCCAACAATTTTTTTGGTCTGTCGGATACCGACCGCAATGCATTTGCTTTAGATGTATGATGAGCAACCGTGTTCTCACGATGCGTTTTAGGCGGTCCAGTTGCAACGTGAGGCCACCAAAAAATGCAAAGCGTGTACAATACGAAGATCGAAAACATAAAACACAGTATTGGTCGAAACTTATTTTTTCTTCGATGTCTAGACCCGTACATACTAGACATACTTTGCGTGATATCTTGTATACTCACGTTGTCAGCATATAATTTTGGATTTCGAATACGCTAAAATACAAGCATATTTAACCTCTCTAGTTAAATTACGCATGCTCACGCAAACGTTTCTGTTGCTATGGTACAGTGGGATGCTCATGCGCGTCAAGAACTCCGGTTTCGATGAGAAGGCCCTGCGCATTATTTCAGACAAGTGGACCTCGACACCTATCATCACGGACTCAACGATAGGTCCAGTGCCGGAACAAGACACGCTGACTTACGTTAGCGTCCACCCAGACGGTATCTCCGCGTGCCTACTACACCACAAGAAAACAGTCGCCGCCATCATTCAACTCACCAACAACGAAACATGGCGGCGACTGTTTTCTTGTGGTG